TCATCGACTCAGCCAAGGGCATTTCCAGCGGCTCAGGCGCATCTTTGGGCGGTAGGAATATCGGTTAGCAGCTCCCACACACTGGACGGTGCGCCGTTCCGGCTTGGAGCTATACCTTCCTCACCCCGTACTGCCCGACCTTGACCTGAGAATCCAGAGCGATGCCCGTTGCCAGGTACAGCCCCATGCGGCTGGTGATGACAGTTTCGGTGCCGTCGTAGGTATAGCGCTGGGTTTCCAGGGCGCCCTTCCAGTTCGCGGGCATGGTGAACGGCTCTTGGTATTTGTCCATAGACCGGTAGTAGATGCTGGTCGACGTGCCGCTGACCGGCTTGATGATAATCAGCTCGGCCTCCCAGCCCAGAATACCGCGGCTGTTGCCGACGATCTCCGGCGCCGAAACCATCTCAATCACATCGCCGGCGGCCAGGTTGCCCAGCGTCAGGTTGGCCGCCTGCTGGACGTAAAGATACCCACCGGCCGCCGCCATGGTGCCGCCCAACTCAACGCACTGGTTTTCGCCCGCGGCTGTCTGCTCCTTGTACCAGCGCGTGCTGACACCGGTTAGGCCAGAGCCTGTGGCCTTGTAGCCGTCAGCGAGCACTGAACCGGCTACCGGGTTGACGCTAGCCGCAATGCTGCCACCGGTACCGGCCATAAGCGGATTGGCGTTCAGGCACCCGAACGGCCGAATGGCCGAGTAGAGGTCGGCGGCATCGGTAGGAAGTGGCACCCCGAAGAATTCGAAATTGGCCGTTACAATCGGGGCCAGTCGACCAGAGATGAAGTCGGCGCCCAGTATGTTGGGGTGCAGCCCCTCTACCGTCATGTCCTCGGTGAAGCCGTCCCAGATGTTCACCACCGGCACGTACTGGCTCACATAGCTCAGCACCCAGTCTTTGTAGGCGATCGCGTCAGCCAGAGCAGCGCCAGTCAGTGCTTTGCTGCCGAAGCGGGGCGTGCCGGTGCCAACGATCAGGTATTTGCCTGGCGTCAGCATGAATGACTGCACGATCTTCATCACATTGGCCTTGGAGTCGGCCAGGGTCATGCCCGCAGTGGTGCTGTCATTGGTGCGCGACAGCAACATCCAGAGATCGGCTGTAGCGGAAGCAAGGCAGTTTGGTAGCCGGACCATGAACTGGCCTGTGTTGTCGCCTACCTTGCCTTGATTGTCCTGCCAAGCCGGGAACAGGCCAGTCTTGGCCGCCAGCGCGCCGGCGTAACCGTAGTTTTCGGTACCGAAGGCAGTGGCCGCAATGGTGTGACAGTTGCCGCTGAAGCTGTCGCCCAGCAGGCCAAGGCCACGGCGGATACGACGGCGCGTGGGCTTCGCGCCCACTACAAGGCTCACTGCAGCACCTCGAAAGCCGCACCGGCATACGGCGTGATCCGCGTAGTGCTCTGGCCGAAATCCATCTGCCACGCGCCATCGGCTGCGAAGGTGTCAACCACCACCCAGCCACCCTCCACCATTTTTTCGACCGTCACGCTTCCACCATTCGCCTTCACCACAAGCGTTGCGCGCCCGATGTAGCTCTTCGTTACCTGCGCTGTTGCCATTCCAACCCCCGGCTCTTAGCCATGTTCATTGGCAGGCGCCGACGGCGGCCTGCAGTTCCTTCTCGTAGCCGATCCGCTGCCGGCGTTCGGCCAGCAGCGCCCGCACCTTCACTTCCAGGCTGTCACCCTTTTGCAGGCCGGCCGCTGCCCAGGCCGGTGCCGGCACGGCCGGCGCGCGACATGGCACTTGCACGGGCACCTCGACGCGCACGACGCGCGGTTCGGGCGCCGGAGCCTGCTGGCCCGCGCAGCCAACCAGCAACACGGCGAGCGCCGTGATCGGCCACTTCATAGCCCGAGCTCCTGATCGATGACGGCGGCCGCCGTTGCAGCAGGATCGCCACCGGTGCGCTCGCGCTGAATGCGGTTTGCTGCCTGGTAGTCGACTTCGGCGTCCTGGCGCGCCCGGGCGCCGGCTGCCTTGGCACTGGCCTCACGGTTCTGTGCCTCTGCTACAAGGCTCTGGATGGTGAGGTTCTGTTCGCCCACCTGCCCTTCCAGCGAGCCTGCAGTGATCTTGCAGCCGGCCAGGGCCTCGCCGGCCTGATTGGCCTGTTTCTGCGCCTCGGCTACCACCGGCCGGTAATGCCGCGCGGTCAGCCAGTAACCGGCAGAACCGCCCAAACCCAGAGCGATAAAGAACAGCGCCACCGCTGCGGCGGCCAGCAGCTTCAGCTGGGCCGGGTTCATGCCAGCGCCCGCCGCACACCCTCGGCGAGGACCGAATCCGGGTATGGGTTGTACCCGTTCTCATGAATGATGATGCCCTCGACCAGGGTGCGCAGCGTTGCGGGCTGGCGCACATCGATCGCTGCCTGGCCGGTCACGCCCAAGCGCTGGGCAATTGCCGCAACATAGGCGCCCGTGTCGTTCTCCCCAGGTGGTGCCCAGCGGTGGATGGTTTCCTGCACCGTGTCGATGCCTGGCCCGCCCACGCCGGGCTCACCGTCCTTACCGCGATAGGCAAGCAACAGCTTGCCCAGGGCGCGGATGCCGTTCTCGGGGCTGTCGAACCGGGCAAAGCGAGGCTTAGGAACCCCTTCCTCCAACCCTAGTTGGCCTTGCCATTGGTTGCGGGTGTTGAAGTCGATGTTGCCGGGGTTGTTGTTGCGGATGCCGCGAGTGGTGGTGCCCATGGTTTTCTCCAGGCAAAAAGAAACCCGCTCAAGGCGGGTGCAGGTGCAGCGGAAAAGTGCAGTTGGTGCAGGTCAGACAGCGCCGTAGTGCGGCGCTCCGCCCAGGCGCACGCCCAGCCAGAAAATCACCGCCCGCCAGTCGGCGGTGCCGTCGCCTCGGGTGAGCGCTCGGTAGAACAGCGCATCGCACTGCCGGCGCGGCAGCTGGCCCTGGCTGTAGAGCCAGTCGTGCAGGATGGCCGCGCGCATGCCATAACCGACCACTAGGCCATACAGCGCCAGGGCGCCCACGGAAATCAGCCACAGCAGCGGTGCCAGCCATGACCAGAACGTCAGCGCTATGCCGGCGAAGAGCGCGGTCAGGCCAGCCCAGCGGCAGACCTCTCGGAGGATGCGCACCGATGCCAGATCGCTGGTGAAGCCCGCAGGCACAACCTGCTGCCCGAGCTGTGGATCATTGAACATCAGCGGCTCCAGCAGCTGGAATTCCCAGCGACTGAGCTGGCGCGTGGCCGCTCCGGCGGCGAACTTGCCAATCGGTATCAGCATGGCCACCTCACTGAATGCCGGCGGCGGCGATGAATAGATCGTCGACTTGCTGATCGGTGAGGCCAACGGTCGATTGCAGGTGCAGCACCAGCGGCCAATCGCGGCGAACCTCCTGCGCGAACTGCCACTGGATCTGCGCGGCCTGGCCTTCGGTACCGGACATTGCGCCGATGGCGGCCTGCACCTGGTCGAGGATGCCAGCGTTCAGCATGGCCATGCGGGCCTGCATCATCGTGACGGACTCGGGCACCTTCACAGGCTCTGTCCATGCACGCACTTCCTCCCACGTGGGCTTAGGGCGTGGGTCCTGCCAGTCCAAGGCGTCATAAGCCTCTTCATCATCTGCGTCTAAAGTGCCGTAGTAGACGGCGCCAGGAACAAGCCCGTCCAAGGCAATAGCAGCGCTCGCCATGTCGTTACCTCAGTTGCGTGATTAAAACGTCAGTGTAAATTTCGTCAACTCCAAGCCCAGACGCTACACCCCCACCGTTGCCCGCTCGCGTGGTATTGACATACATGCGAACTTCCAGCGCAGAGGTGGCTGTCAATACGAAGCGCCCCCTTAGAGTGGAAGTGGTCTGAGCGTTGCCATTGGCGTTGTATTCGCTACTCCCAGTGATAAGAGTAAGTTGATCAGAAACACGGGTAAGAATTGCCTTGAACTGGTTAACGTAGTAGGCCGGAACGAACCCGAGTATCTCGTAAGTCCCAGCAGGCAGCGTGATCTGGTTGTTCGCCAGGCTAGCCCCCGATATATCGTTGGTCACGAGCACGTTGATAGTCCGGGTGCGCCAAGCGCCAGCTGTCAGATCTCCGCCCGCCACGGTAGAGTTCACACGGTGTTGGGCATGGAGTTTAGGTAGTCCAGCGTTAACGCTGGACTCCAGAGAAGACACCCTCGTAGACAGCGAGGCTACGTCCTGTCCTGCATTTGCGTTAGTTCGCGCGGTAGTCATGATTTTTCCTTATGCCCAGGCCCGGACGCGGACAGCCCATTGCGCCGTATTGAGTGTGGTCCAGGTGCCGCTATTCACGAGCACCAAGAGATTGGCGGCGGCGTACATGATCACGACGTTGGCCGTGCTCCATTTGAGCTGATAGCCGAAGTTGGCGCTGGTGCCCTGAGCATTCGGGAGCGGGATTACGTCCCCCACCGAGTATTCAGCGTTGGCGACCAGACAGATGAGCTCCAGCGAGGACATCTTCGGCACCACGTTCATCCCATGCGCAAGGGTGATGCGGCCATTGCTGGATATGGCTTGATTGGCGCTTGTCCACTCCTTGCTGAAAATGGACCCTGGTGGAAGGCTGGCGGTGTAGTCCAGCATTTCCCAATTGCCGCCGCCCAAGGAGCGAAACACTGCCATGTCCCCAGCATTGGTTTGGATGTTCACCCCACCCAGCAGCGCCAGCTTCGTCGCGTCATGATTGAGAAGGCGCGAGCCGGAGAACTTCACCCAACGGATAGCGCCGGCGGCTGTAACATCGAAAGCGGTGATTGTGGTGGTGCCCGCCAGAACCACGTTGTTTGAGCCAGACGCACCAATAGCAGGGGTGGCCGAGTCAGCGATGGTGATGGGAGCCTGGAAGTCCAGCGCACCCTGCATCTGACCACCCGACAGCGGCAGTTTGGTTGGGTCGCTTACCAGCGTGCCGGCCACATTGAACAGGGTCATGATCTCGCCGACAGACTTTGCCCCGACCTGTAGGACCACGTTGTTGCCATCGGTCGCCGTATAGTCCTGGCTATCGAGCAAAGTGCCCTGATACCAAATAGGCGAGCCCACCGTGTATCCGGTCGGGAAATTGAACGTAGTCTGACCCACAGCGGTGGAGGTGGCCTTGAGAATCTGTGCGTTCCCATCGCTAGACCCCTTGAGGGCTTTACCGTCCTTGCGCTGGTAGAAGGCCATGCGCCAACCATTGCTGCCGCGGGCTTCAAAGAGCGCGGTATCCCCGGCAGCGGTCATGAGGTCAGCGCCCCCCACTAGGTCCAGCTTGCCTGCTTCGTGCCTCAGCGTCCGAGAAGCATTGAACCGCACCAGTCTGACGCCGCTGGCGAGAGCATCGAAGCCCGTGACCGTGGTGGTGCCGATGAGGTTGACCGAGTTGGACGCCGCCGCGCCGATGGCCGGCGTTGCGGAATCCGCCACGTCGACCCTTGGCGCCCAGTTGAGAGGGCCGGCGATGGTATCCCCGGCCTTGTTCACCAGCTTGGAGGTATCAATGGAGGCCGCCGACTGCGCCGCCTGATCTCGGTATCCCTTGGCATCGCTCGCAGACTTACCTGCATTGGTTGCAGCGCTGTCAGCCGCCTGGCGATCGCCGGCCGCTGCCTGGGCCTGCTGGGTCGCCGTGCTGGCGGCCGAAGTTGCGACCTGGGCCTTCTCGGTAGCCGTGTCAGCAGCCCCAGCCGCCGCCCCCTGCGACTCTAGGGCCGCAGCGGCGGATTGCTCTGCCTTCGCTGCATTCTCGCTGGCGCTGGAGGTCCCTTCCGTGAACTCCTTGGTCGCCAGCCGCAGCGCGTCGGCCGAAGCCTTGTTGTAGCCCTGTATCGGAACGATGGCGTAGGTGCCGGCCGCAACAGTCGTGCCCTGGTACACCGGCTGAATGGCCAGTACGCCGTCGCTCGCAATGTTGGTCACTTCGTACCAGCGGCCGTCTGGGCCGAGAAAGGCATCGCCCACTCGGGAATTGCTGACGAAGGCGGTGCCGGCGCCGGTGACTGTCGGCGAATTTTGCGTGCACGAAACCGTGCCCTGTCGTTGCCAGGCCATGGGGTGTCCTTGGTGTGGTCAGATCTGGAAGGGAAACTGCAAGCCAGCTGTGCTGATGAACGTGGCTGCGGGGAGAATCCCCGGCACATTGGAAAACTGGGTGTAAACGACGTTGGACGCCACTTGGTTGTTTACGTAAGCGCCGGCAACACTGCGAAAAGCAAACCGCACGTTATTACCGTTGCCGTAGGCGAACTCACTCACAGAATGGGCATTGCGTGGGTCTACATCGGTCCCACCCCATACCTGTGCGGCGCGGGTGAACGCGATATTGGCTGCGACTTCACCTGTAAGGCCCGTAGGCATATCGATCCAAGTGATGGCATGAAATATCGGCGACTCCCACGTCACCATAGTTGAGCCACCAATGTAGGCCGCCAAAGCGCCCCTCGGATGCCCTTCGGGCGCCAGCCCTGGAACACCCGGCGCGGTGACGCTGCCTCTCACGTTGAGAGGCGCCTGCCGAGAATTGAAGGTCACTACGTTATCGGTATTGCGGAAGATCAGCGCCGGGCCAGTGCCCGCCTCTCGCATTTGATCAAACACGAATATCTTGACCCCAGAACCCGCGCCAGAAAACAGCCAGGTGAATCGTGAACCGCTGCGCTCGGTGCCTTCCAGGAACGCCTGGCCTACCACATAGATAATCGGTGCAATGCATTTCTCGGCGCTGAACTCATAGATGGCGTCGGCGTAGTAGGTAGTCGACTGCCAGCTGGATTCAAGATTGGGATCGGAGTTGATGTAGGGCTTGGTCTTCCCATACCAGGTCTCGCGATAAACGAGGTTTCCTGACGCGATAAGGCCATAGTTGATGTAATCGGTGTCGATGATGGTTTCATCGTCCTCAGTTTTGACCAGTAGACGAGCCATCAGCGCACCCCATAATAAATTCGGGCAGAAACGGGGTATTCGCCAAACCCGCTGCGGTAGCTGAACGCCCAGCTGATGGTGTCGCCGCTGAGTGACACTGCCGGCCCTTTGCCTTTGAGCCCCGTGGAGCCCAGCGGCACCCGGACAAACCAACGCGTGCCCGGCGGCCAGGAAAGTGTCCGGCTCCCCCCGCCGGTGCCCGTTTCAAAATTGCCGACTGAGCGTGATATCCGCGAGGTCATGTCCAGGGTCACCAGTGCCTCGGAGCTCTTAATGATCAGACCTGCCATATCAAAGCCCCAGATAGATGGCTTCCACCCCATTGGGATGGAAAACGCGCAACGCGGTGTTGGTAAGCTGTAGCCTCCCGCCGCCGGCCACGTTCCCGTTGATCTCGTACAGGCCATCCTTGGTCATGCGCCAGCCCGTCTGCCCGGCCACGAAGTTGGTGGACTGCAAGGCTTCGGCGATCTTGGCCATGGTCAGCGTGCCGTCGGCAATGAAGGCCTGGCTGATGAACACCTGGCCGTTCTGCACCACGAAAGGCGTGAAGCTGGTCCCGCCCTCCAGGGTGCTCACGACTGCGAAGCGGTCGGCCGACACCAGAAACTGGCTCTGCAATCCAGTCTCGGTGTTCTCGATGCCCAAGCCTATGCCGGCGGCGACATAACGCCCGTCCTGCGTCAGCTGCATCTTTACCGACCACATCGTCTGCAGCTTGCCGTCGGTACCGGCCTGAGCCTCACTGACCTGCTTGATCACCGCCTCGTTGTCGCCGGCGCGTGCTTCCAGCTGCTCGAAGTGCCGCGCGGTGGCGCCTTCGTTGGTGGCGATCGTCTCCTGAATGTCGGTGATCCGGGCATTCAGGTTGTCACCCACCTCAGCCTCGAGCTGCACCATGCGTTGCGCCAGCGCTTCGTCGGCGGTCGCGCGGGTCTTCGACTCCTCAGTGATCTTGGCCTGCGCTTGCCAGCCCTGCACGGCATCATCCATGTCGCCGTTGCCGTCGTCGTCCCGGTAGGCCGCTTGCAGGCCGCGTACCTGGGATGCGGTGGCGGTGATTTGCCCGTCGAGCTCCTCAATATCGGTACTGTTGCGATCGACCTGCTGCGCCAGGCCGTTGGCCGTTTCCAAAACCTCGCCCACGTCGCGCCAGTAGGCAGCGTTCGGCGGAGGGGTCTCCACCGGCACCGCCTGTGCAGCCTGGTAGATCCGGCCGCCGTCGATGACGATCTCGCCCTTGCCGTAGGTCTTTTCCGGGTTGTACGCCGACAGGCTGTCGAAGGCGTCGATCTGGTCCTGCAAGCCTTCGAGCATGTTGGCCAGGTCCTTGCCCAGCTCGGTTTCACCGATCTGGCCGGCTAGGTAGTCAAGGATAGGGCCAGCATCGGCGCCGGACATCCCCATCACTCCACCCCCAGTTGGGTACCAAGGGCCGACGTTGCCAGTGCGGTCGATCAAGCGCGCCCAGAAGAAGAAGCGCACGCCTGCCGACAGCCCTTGGAGCAGGTACTCGGCCTGAGGGTAAGCCAGGTCGCTGAGCTTTGTCGCGTCGTCCCGGCTGGTGGTGGTGCTGTACCAGATCTCGGTCCGCTGTGTGTCCTCTGCACCAGGCGGGAAAGTCCACTTCAGCTGGATACCGAAGACTTGGCCGAGCGCAGTCAGGCTGGCAACCGCCGGAGGCAGCCCCTCCTTTCCGTTCAGGCGGGTCAGTACCGACTCGCGCCACGTGGACGACACGTCGAAGGCGCTCACCGCGCGCACGCGCGCCAAGTAGGACCCGGCGTAAATGCCTGCGATATCGACGTTGGTAGTGCCGGTGCGCTGCACCTTGATCCAGTTGCCGCTGTCCTTGCGCCACTCCACGTCATAGCCCACTGCGCCATCCACTGCCGGCCAGGCGATCGTCATGGTGCTGACAGCCAGGCCTTGGTCGATAGCGTAGGTCGACGACAGCGTGATGCTGGCCGGCGCCGGCACCGTGGTGACGGGAATGGCGCTGATCGGCCGCTGCTCGAGCCTGGCACCGCTGTCGATGTGGTCGAATTTGCTGGGCTCATACTGCAGGGCGGTGATATCGACTTTGCCGTCGGCGTTGCGCTTTACGGTGAGCACCCGGTAGAGCGGGATTGCCAGGTCGTCGGCATCCAGCGCCCAGGCCAACTGCGCCGCCGGCGCCTCGCTGTAGGCAGTAGTTACTGTAATGACCCGCCCCGCCACGCTGCGCACAGTGCGCGCCTGCGCTTGGCCGCTAGGCAGGTTGATGATCAGCCGATCGCCGGCCTTGGCCAGGGTGCCGCGATCAAGTGTCACCGTGGTGGCTGTGGCCGCTGAGATCCGCCCGCCTACCTGCCGCCCCGCCAGCAGCGAGTCAGCAACTGGAATGATGAAGCCTGGCAGCGGAATGCTGCCCTCCATTCCGGTCGAGAACGCGACGGTACGGTCCTGGTTGTTGCTCATCACCACCCAATTACCGCGGCGCTGTGCCTCGGAAGCACGCGTGCACCCGATGGCGCTCAGCTCGGTGGGCTTGTCGCCGTAGCGGCGCTGCAATTCGGTGTCAGCGTAGACGGTTACGTCGGTGTCGTAATTGTTCTGGGGGTTGTCGTAGCTCACCAGCGCCCGGGTATAGCGGGTTTTCACCGAAGCGCTGCCGTAGCTGAACTTGCCGTCGACGACGTTGGCGCGGGTGAACACGTAGTCGATGTCTTGAGCGCGCGGCATGTCGGCCTGCATCACCAGCTGGCCCTGAGCCCAATACGTCATGCCACGGTAGATCGCCGAGATGTCACGCAGCAGCGACCAGGCATCAGCCTTGCCCTGCAGGTTCATGTCGCATAGAAAGCGCGGCTCCTGGCCGCCCAGGCCATCGGAAACCAACTGGTCGCAGTATTGCGCGATCCGGTACAGCTCCCACTTATCGACCATCCAGGCCTTGATGCGTTTGCCCAAGCCGAAACGGTCCTGAGTGCATATGCCAAAAGTGATCCAGGCCGGGTTGTTGGTCCAGGCCTCCTTCAAAGAACCATCCCAGATGCCGGTATAGGTGCGGCTGTCCGGGTCGTAGTTGCTCGGCACCTGCCACCGGCGGCCGCGGGCCCTCACCGTCACTGCGGGGATATTGGTGAACTGCTCCGCGTCGAACTCAATGTAGAGCAGCGCCGTATTGGGGTAACGCAGCTTGGCGTCGATCACTTCGGTGTAACCCGCCAGCAGCATGGTATCGGCGATGCGGTTGCTGTTCTGGTTGGCGGTGAGCCGGCGCACACGGATCTGCCAGCCGCTGGTGGCCTTAGGCAGGTCGATGCGGCGCGATCGCTCGTACCGAGTGGTGGTCTTGCCGTCTACCGCCTCGCTCAGCACCTGCTGGAATGCGCCACCGTCAGTGGCTACGTCGATGGCGTAGGCTATGCGGTAACCGCCCACGTTACCCTCGTTGTCCTGCTGCTGGAGCGCTGGCCAGGCCAAACGAACACGAACAGCGGAAAGCTGGCTGTTGGTCAGCGAGCGCACCCAGGCGCTTTCGCTGCGCAACTCGACGTTCACCGTAGTCTCGTTCTCAACCGAGGGGATACCCGGGATGTAGCTCTGCTCGACGCTGCCCGGGCGCCACTCCCACTTCACACCGGGGAAGTTCACGTTGCCACCGGCATCAGCGATCGGCGTGTTGTCCAGATAGATGTCCTGATTCGTCGGCGTGCCGTCGAATTCGCCCTCGCCCACAGCGATCAGGATCTTGGCCAGGTTGGTGGAGCGCAGGCTGTCGGAGGCCTCGTAGGGCTCCTTGGCCTTGCTGCTGCCGCCTTTGGCGCCGTGGATTTCAATGCGTTCGGCCGCGCCCATGCTTTTCTCCAGGCATAAAAAAACCGCCCGGAGGCGGTTGTGTGCGGATGTTCAGATCAGGTCTTGTCTTCGGCGTAAATCGACGCCGAGATAATCGCCCCACCCCACCGGCGCTCACCGATGCAGATGGGTACCGGGTTGCCGCTTGCGGTGGTGTTCTTGGCGCTGCCGAAGGCGTAGCTGGGCAGGTTTTCCGGTGAGGCGCTTTGTCTTAGCCCAGAGGCCTGGGGGCTGAGCATTTGGATCACGCCGCCGACCGCCAGCCCCGCTCCCAGCTGTACAGCCCAGGCCTGTCCGAAGTACGTGCCAGCCACGATCAGGACTGCGCCGATCACCGTTTGTAGGATGCCTGCGCGCTTGCTGCCAGCCAGAACTGGCACGATGCGCAGTTCTCGAGTACCTCCCAGGGCGAACGCATCATCGTTGACGTTGGCTCGGTTGCGGAAAATAGCAAACCGCATGCCGAGGCGGTCAAGGCGCCTGATTTCCGCCTCGAAGCCTGCAAGCGTTGCGTTAAGCGCCTTGAAGACTTCCCAAGATTGCCCTGAGTCCAGGTGCCGCTCATGGGTCCGGCCGAACTTTCGCGCCAGCGGGCCGGATAGCTTGATGCTGACAGTGCAAGACACGGTTGACTCCTGTTAAACGGAAGATATTTGCCGTAGCACTAGGCGCGTACGGTCGAACCAAGGCCCACCGTAGATAATGATCTCGCTGGGCCGCCCGTACAGGTGATGCAGCAGGAACGGACCAGCGCCGTGCACGGCAGAATCCTCGCCGGGAAGGCCAGGATCACTGCCTAGGTAGATTCCGGCATGGTTCGGGTGCACGGTGCGCCCGATCGTCATGACCACCAGGTCCCCGCGCTTAGGCTGATCAACCCGCACGAACCCGGCGTCTGCATAGCGATCTTCGTAGTGGCTCGGACCGTCCGCCCTTTCCCACCATCCATCCTCGCGATCGTAGGCGGGAAACTCCACGCCCATCTCGCGCTGATACCAGTCGGCACACACTTGCCAGCAGTCCCAGGCGCCGTGCACGAACGGGCGCCCCAGCAGCGGCGTGCTGCCGGCGGGCACAATCGTGCGCAAGTCACCCTCTGGCCAGGACAGAATGTGCCAGGGCAGGCCTGAGGCCTCGCACATCGCCAGGTCGCGCGGCGAAGGCCGGCTCGTAGCGTCGGGGTGGCTGTGCACCACCGCGATGATCTCGCCCTGGTCCTCGGCTGCCGCATAGGCCCCGGGCGCGATGCAGAACTCCTCGGTCGCCTGGGCGGCAGTGTTCTCGCACGGCAAGTACCGCTGTTTGCGTCCGATCTTCAGCACCAGGCCGCAGCACTCGCGCGGATACACCTCCGCTGCGTGGGCCTGGATGGCCTCCAGGAGTTGTTTCTGCATGGTCAGCTCCTGGCGATCAGGGATACGGCGGGAAAGCCGCCAAACGGCAGCTCGTTGCCCTCACCGAAGCGGGGGATACATCCTCGACCGAGCGTGGCATCGCACTGATCCTTCTCGGGGTCGTCGGTCAGCGCGCCATCCCTGTCGCGGTAGGGTCCGGTGTAGCCGCAGTTCGGGCCCCGGTAACCACCAGTCAGGCACCAGTGGCAGAGCGTCGTCATCTGTCTGCCGACTATCTCGTTGCCCACGTCGCCCGGGCTGGCCAGCTCCCAGGTGACCGATTCGCCGTCCTCGTTGGTCTTCTGGTCGATGTACCAGACCTCGATCGATTCCTGGGTCGGGTCTGCCTCCGGGTTGCCGTCCGGGAAATTCTCAGCGTCGAGGTAGGTGCCGAGCGTGTGCCGCATCGTTAGCTTGAACTCGAGCAGGTCCGAAAACGCCAGGCACAGGGCCGTGATGCGGCCATTGACGTTGCCGGCGGAGAAGGTCGGCCGCACGGCCGTGCCATTCCCGTTCGCCTCAACGCCATCCAGCTGCACCGGCCAGGCGGCGTACTCGTTGCCCTGCCACAAGACCGGCTTGGCCGGTAACTGATCGGCATCGGCGCCGGCGGCGAGCAGCTCCTCCGGCGTGTGCGGGATCGCATGGCCGTGGAAGCGCAGAACATCGGCGCCGTAGTCGCTACCGTCGAGCTCGAACAACAATACCTCGCTGCCAGGCTCAAGCGTCTGGATTTCTCGAATTAGTGTCATGGCTGCTCTAGGGGTGGAAGGCTTGCTTGAAGGTGGCGGTAAGCTTGAATACGCCGCCCCCCATGGGCGTGGGCTTGGGGTCCGTGCACCTGTACAGTCCCAATTCCCCCAAAGGGTTCGTCCAAAGGAAGGCTCTGGCGCCACCGTGCCGGTCAAGGAAATTCAGGATTTCCAGCATCTTGGCCTTCGGCGCAGTGTGGGTGATGGGAAAGGATTGCTCCTTGTTGTTCGGCCCATCCCCCGCCGTCTGGGTGTATCCATCGCCGAACTGGATAATGCGCACACGGTAGGTGATTTCTCCTGCGTCACCGGTTTGCACCGGCCAGGTGAACGTTTCAATCGCCATATCAGGCATTCCTCGTTTGGCGATAGCTGGTGCCGCCCGCGCGCCAGGAATCAGCGACTGCCTTCTCAGCTACGGCTTGCATCTGCTGTTGAAGGCTCTTCTGCAACTGCGCTTGGTCAATCTGGCCAACACCCTGTCCTTGATCGCCGACCGTCACCGGAGCGTAGACCGAGACGCTTAGGCCTCCCGACGCCTGCCTAGCGACCATAGGCGCCGTTGCCGAACCTACATACCCGCCATCGGCATAGCCTCGGGCGTTGATGCCCAGCAGGTAATCCTTCATGCCTGGCTGGCTCACCACCTCCTTGCGGATCACCACTTCGCCGCCGTGAACGATGCCCTTGGCCTCGTACTTGCCGCCGTCACCGGTGTAGCCGCCGGCGGAGTAAGCGGAACCCGCCCAGTTGGCATATGCGCTGCCGGTGTAGCCCGCAGCCGTACTGCCGGCCGACGCAGTCGCTCCGCCGCTAAATACGGAACCCAGCGCGCTACCGCCTATGGCGCTGAATACGCTTGATGCAGCTGCTTGGACTGCCATCTTTGCCAGCATCTTCGCGAAGCTGACAGCAACATCCCCAAAGCTCTCATCGGCCCCAAAAGCCCAATCGACCGTGGCATCCGTCAGCCCATCGAACAGGCTGGTGAACGCGGTTCTCATCTGTCCAGTGACGTTGAGCGCAGTGTCCCGGTAGTTCTGCCATGCCGCATTCGCACCTGTTAGCCACTCACTTTGCGCCGCAGTGATATCGCTGTAGTTTTTCTTGATCTGGGCGGTGGCCGCCTCGTTTTCCTCGGCCAACGCTTTCTCACGCGGACCGACCTCCTGGTCGATATCCGCCTGAGATTTGCCGCGCAACGCCGCATCGCTGCGCTGGTTTGCCAACTCGCGAGCCTGCTGAGCGTACCTGTCAGCCTGGGCATTGAGCTCCCTGGCCAGCGCGTTCTGCCGATCGCCCATGCCAAGGCCGATCACTGCGCGCTCGCCGGCCTTTCTCAGCGCTTCAGTTTGCAGGTTGAGAGCTGAAACATACGAGTTGAGGCTTGCGGCCTGGGTGGCAACCCGCGTCCGCTCGTTCTCCGCCAGCACCTGCATCTGCGAGTCGTAGGCCTTCGCCGCCTTGATCTGCTCAGCGCGCGCATCGTCGATCTTCTGGCCGATCTGGATACGCTGGGTTGCGGTGGTGCTGCTCTTGTCCTTGACGGCCTCGAGCGCCTTGATCTCGGCATCGTAAGCGTCGTTGACCTGCTCCTTCTCCGCACGCAAGAGAGTCGTGCGCTGGGCGTAGTAGTCCTGGGCGCTGACGATGCCAGCTTTCTGCTGCGCCTCCAGCTCGCGCTGGCTATTGGCGTAATCGGAAACTAGTGCCTTGAGGGCGTTCTGTGCCGAGTTGTAACCGGTTAGGTCCACGGCGCTCGCGGCCGTTTTAGGGTCCTTGAACTTGTCTGCCGCTTGCTTGCGCAGGTATTCAACGTCCTGATCGCTGACGTCGTAGCCCTGTGCCCGGGCTTTCGCCACCTTGCGACTTACCTCCTCGAGTGCAGTGGCAAGCTGCTGAGCCTTGGGCACCGCCGTTTTCAGCTCGGTCGTGATCCAGTCGAAAGCCGACGCACCCGCTTTGCTGTTCTGGGTGGCGAACATCTCCCGCCGCGCCTTCTCAGCGCGATCTACTTCCGCCTGAAGCCCTGCGGCCCACTCGGGGTCGCCGGCTGCTCTACCGCCGCCGAACTGGGCCAGGATGGGGTTTGTGTTGTTGATCCTGTTGGCCAACTTCTGCATTTTCTGCTCGAAGCTGTCCTCCCGGCCGATATCGAGGAAGGCATCCCAGGCACCCTTGGCCATATCGCCGGCGCCCTTCCAAGCCGTTTCGATGAGGCCAATATCTTCCTCGGCTTTATCGGCGCGTGTAGTCAGTGCTTCGGCATAGGCTTGCTCAGCAACGTTCGCCGCTCCGACCGTATCACCACGGTGCTGGAGAGCCTCGATCTGCTGGAATACCGATGCGGTGAGATACCCCATCGAATCGTTGAGCTGCAGGGAGGCTTTGACGGGGTCGTCTGCCAGCTTGGCGAACTCAGCAACCGTCTCGCTCACTGCCTTCCCGGTCGCCGACTGCATTTTGAGTGCCGCCTTAGCGATCAGCTCGAAGTTGTCAGCGGTGAGTTTTCCTGTGCTCGCCAGCTGCGTCAGCACGTCTGCTGCGGCGCCCACGGTACCCACAGACCGGGATACGGCCTGCGCCATGCCTGCCAACTGCGTGGAATTGGTACCGGCAGCGTTGCCGGTGAGCACAAGAGCCTTGCGAAACTCGTCTGCCTCGGCCGAGCCCTTGTAATAGGCCACGGCCAGAACGCCCACAGCGGCCGCCGCAACAGTGAACGGATTGACCAAGCCGGCGACATACCCGCCCAGGGCTTTGGCCGCCGGCCCGATGCCGCCGAACATGTCTTTGATCTGGCCGCCCTGCTGGAGCAGCACGGTCAGCGGTGCCTGGCCACCCTGGAGCGACACCACGATGTCAGTGAACTGCGCAGGCAGGCCGCGCAGCGCCGCTGCCGTCTGCTTGGCGCTGACGCCGGTCTTCTGCATTGTATCGCCGAGGCGGCCAGTAGATTCCCGGGCCTGGTCCAGCTTGGTTTTGTAGTCGGTGAACGTGTCGGCGTCGATCAGCCCCTTCGCTCGGTAGCTCTGAAGCTTGCGCTCCATCTCGTCCAGTCGGCCCAGTGCCGCGACCGTAGGGTCGATCTGGCCAAGCAGCTTGGCCAGCTCGTCCTTTTCGGTCTTGATGCCAGTGGCAGCCTTGGTGGACGACGCGGCGAGCTGCTGGTTCTGGGCCATGAAGCCCTGGAGCGATGCGGTGGCCGCCTGGAAGGCGTTGGCCGAGCTCAGCACTGCAGAACGCAGCCCTTCCATTTGCTGCGTGCTGGCGGCCTGCTGGCTGGTGAGCTGACGGAGCTCTGTCACAGCCTGGCCCGACGATGTGACCAAGTCATTCAGCGCCTGGGCGGAATAGGACTGCTTCAGGTTGAGGCTTTGCAGCTCTTGGGCAGCCTTCGCGGCGCTCTGCGCCATTTCGGTCATCGAGCGCGCTGCGTGCTGCTGCTTCAGGTTGAGCGCAGCCAGTTCCTGGTTGGTGCGGCTGCCGGATTGCACCAGCCGATCAAGCTGGTCGGAGGCGGTGCGCGCGCTGTCCGAGTTGATCTCGATCCCAAGCTGGGCGATGGAGCCAATAGTCATGGGGCTATTCCGGTTTGCTTTCTGCCATGCACGCCAACGCCTCGGCCTCCATCACACGGAGGTCTGAAAATACGCTGGGGCGATCTTTTTTGCGCACCTGGTGGAGCTTGAAGACCACGGGCAGCGCGGCGTAGTCCAGCCCGACAGCGCCGCCCATGCCTACCCGCCACTGGGTGGACATGGCATCGAGCACGCAGAAGGCTGGCCAGACATCCGGCCATATCTCTACCTCGTCGTCGAAGTCACCAGAGGTCAGGCCGAATTTAGCGAGCTGATCGGCAGTAGCCTTCGGCCCGTACAGCGCCCGCGCCGCCTCGCTCAGTTTCCCAGGCGAGCCTCGCGGTAAGCCTGGAAGTAGGCGCTCATCACCGCCTCGGGCGCGCCGGCGAAGGTGGTGGCCAGGGCGCGAAGCGAATCCTCACCCAGCGCGTCCTCGAAGTCCCACTGATCCACTACAGTGAGCATGTTTTTCACCTGCACATCGATCTCGGCCTGGGCCTGCTCGACGACGGTGCGCTTATCGACGCCCTCGACCAGAACCTGCGCGTCGGCCTGCTGCTGGTCGATGAAGGCGGCCAGGGCTAAGCGGTCGAGATACTTGAAGGTGAAGCCCACGGCGAGGGACTCGCCGCCCACCCGGGGGATCTGGACGGTAGCGCCGAAGGTTGGCGCAGGTGCAATCTTGATCTTGGCCATGGGTTACGCGCTCGCCGGAGTGTAACGGGTGGGTTCGGATTGGAGCGCGAGGCTCACGGTGCGCGCCAGCAGGTTGTTGCGCGAGACCGTGGGCTGCTTGGAAAAGGACGTATAGGCCCCGTAGAGCAGCTGATCATTGCCTGGGAGCACCAGCCGGCAAGCTTGGATAGACTTGGCGGCATCGGCCTTGCTCAGGACAGCGTTGAATGGCTTGGTCGGGTCATCCGCGATGGTTAGCGTCATGGTGCTGGCGGACTTATCGGTGGGAATCTGCTTGCCCTGGTCGTCCTCTAGGAACGCCACGTCCAGGTAGTTCTGATCGCCGCCGGAGAACGCTACATCGGTTACCTGAGGGACCTGTACCCAAGTCAACACCTTCTTCATGCTGCCGGTACCGGTACCTGCCGGAAAGACTACGGTGTCGCTGGTGTCGATGCCTTCCAGGGTGATAGCGGTCGCCGTGGCGGCTTTCACGCGCACCACCTTGTTGTCCAGCTTGCTCCAGCCGGAGCTGAGCAGGACGATATCGCCAGCGGAGAGCGTGCCGCCGCTGACGGTGGCCACTGCCTCGCTGGCATTGGAGATGGCGGTGAACGCCAGCACGGCATCATAGGTAGCAGCGTGCTGGAAGTAGCCGCCGTTGGGAATTTTGTAGCCCATGTCGAGTTTCCTCTGGTCGAAAAAAAAGCCCGCGCGAGGCGGGCAGAAGGTGCCCAACGGGCGTTATTCGGTATCGGCGCGGTAGCTGAAGCTGGCTGACACGGCCTGGGTGGTGTCGTTTGGCACGACGGGACCTTGGCTCACCGGCGTTAGCACCAACACCTCCAAGGCGCCACGGGCTAGGCGCAAAGTTACCGGAAAGAGGTCTGCCAGCTCGACGACAATGCTCTCGGCTGGACCTTCCCCGCTGCTAGTCGGCGTAATTACGTTCACCTGAAACGTGCCGGTGTACAGACGATGATCACCGCCCAGCGTGTTGCTGGCCGTAAGCGATGGAAGCAGATAGGCCTGCAGGTAGGTTTCACCATCGGCCGGCGAGAAGTCGACATTCTGATACGCGACCCGGAGCGCGGGGCTGCGAGCAGCCGCCCAGGCCGCCAGGCGGCTTTCCAGCAGCGAGCGGATAATCTTGTGGCTCATACCTGTCGCGCCCTTACCACGTCGTCCACGATCTGCTGGAAGCGGTCTAGGGTGACGCGCACCATGCCGGAGGGCGCCTTCTGGCTATGACCGTACTCCAGCGGGATCGCATAGATCAGTGTGTTCACGATGTACACCGACTCCCCGAGCGTCAGCGCCCCAGCGCCCGCGATGAGCTTGGCCAGGGCCTCCGTGCCTTCGGGGTCGGTGGTGATAAGGCTGTGATCCGCCGGCCCGCCTTGAGTCAGCTGCCAGTTACCCTTGAAGCGTCCGGTATCAACGGGGCTCAGGCTGATCAGGGACTGACCAATCTGGATCACCACGTCCTGCAGGGCCTGCTCGATCGCTTCCAATGCGTCCAGCTTGAACTGCTCCAGCGTTGCCGCGAAGGCTCCATTCTGCCCGCCGTAACGAGTGGTCATGTGGTTTGCCATCACGCCCTCGCCTGCACGTCAAAGCCGATGTCCACACCGGCATAGTTCCAGGGATCGACGGCCACCACCGTGTAGGTGGTCCCGTCGAAGTTGATTCGGTCCTGTTGCTGGGGCGCCGGCAGGTCCATGCCAGTTAGTTGCACAGGCGAGACGATCAGGCGCACGTCGCTCTGCCTGATCAGGGTGCCGTCCACCTCGCCCTTGGCGTATGCCTGGCGCAGCGCTGATCCCTGATAGGTCGTCTCGCTGGGCGAAACGGTTCCTTGCTCAGGGTCGTATTGGCCTGTACCGCGGTGCAACAAGGTCATTTCAAGGCCTTTGCCGCCTTTGGATCTTGGCGCGAGCATGCGGATCGCCAGTGCGCGGCCGCGATCGTAGATGTCGTTCATTTCCACCTCACCTTGTATTTCACCGTGCACCGGCAGTTGGCCAGGTCAGCCCAGCTGGCGCCGTGGGCGTCATCGCCTGGGAAATCCAGCTGCGCGCCGGTCGGGGACTGGAACGGCTGCTGAATTGGAACCTCGACGCCGCCGAGCTCAACGTGGGCGTGACGTACCCGCTTGTCGCCCTTGTTGTTCCAGCCCTTGGTGATGCTCACCGGCTTCACGTGCTGCTCCATGAGCTGGCGATGCAACCGGTTGAAGCCTGCGTTGTAGGCCTTGTGCGCCTGGCTGCGGGCGACCAGCTCAGCGTGGGCTTTCAGCTTGCGGTCGGCGTAGACGGTCTTGATGCGCTCGGCGTCCACCTTGGCAACAGGCTTCTCTGCCTCAATGGCGCGCTTCACGATGCCATCCAGGCGCTTGTCGCGATCTGCCCGCTTCAGGTACTGGCCCATCTGGTCGAGTTGGCCGCTTGTGAGCCAGCGTCCCGTATTGGCCACTGCCTCAGCCTCGGCGCCGGACAGGCCCAGCACGCCCCCTACCCGTTTGCCTGTCTGTGGACTGACTCGCCCGACGATGTCGAGCGCGATCTCGCGCGCGGTGCGGTCAGACTGGCGCCCAGCAGCCAGCATGACCTGGATCGCCTGCGCCTGCTCCTGAGCAATGGCCTGGGTCAGCTTCTGCGCGTTGCTGGTGACCCAGTCCTGAGCCGGCGCGCTGTGCTGATCGAACTGCACAGGCACGCCGCCCGGGCGCTTGATCACGATGGCGGTGCCGCCCTTGATGAAGGCTGCACGGACCCCCTCCAGCAGCGCAGCGAATGCTCCCGCCGCCAGCATCTGGACTACACCGGAATCGTCGCGCTCGGCGATCAGCCGTTCAACATCGGCTATCACCGCCGCGTCGACCATCGCCCGTACCTGGTCCAGGTAGGCGCGCTGCAGGGCGGGCGTGAGGCCGTCGATCGCCGCAAGTATTTCGGCCTCGGTCATAGCACAAACACCGCAGGTAGCGCGGCGCGCGAGACCAGCACCGGGGCGATCAACTCATCGATGACGGTGATGACCGGCCGTGTGGGCGCTTCACCGGCGCCGGCGTCTGGTACGGCGTAGGTAGTCTCCAGCGGCCCGACCTTCTCGCTTTTCACCAGCGTTGTAGCGACGAAGTCCGGGCTGAGGCTGCCGGGCGATACCAGCTCGCGCAGGGCAGCTTCGTACGTCGCCTGCTCGACCTCGAGGGGAACCAGGTCTTCGGGCAGCAGGTTGTCCTCGTAGTCGGCTGCGCCAGTTCGTGGCCACTCGCGGACCTGGGCCCGGCCTGTGGCCTTCTGGCCTGGAAACAGTGATTCCCAGCGGCCAGTCGGGAAACGCCTCCGGTACCGGCCGTCAATGTAGTCCGATGCACGCAGCAGGGCCGCCTGCTTCGCCGAATCATCCCCAGTCCAGGCGGCATTTCCCCGCGCAGCATGGTAGGCATCGGCGCCGGCGGCGGTCCCATAGTAGTCAGGCATCGGTCTATCTCGAATAGGTGGGCGGCGTACCGCCCGGGGTATTACTCGGCCGCTGGCAGCTTGGCCTTCAGCTCATCGGTGCTTTCGGTAGGCTCGAATGCAACGCCCTTCTCATTGAGCTGGGCGATTACCTCCTCGCGCTCCTTGGCGGTCGCCTGAGCCTCGACCAGCTTGGCCTGGAGGGTCGCGACCTTGCTGTTGCCGTTTGCATTGATGCCGAGTGCCTTCAGTTGCTCGAGCAAGTCTTGCTTGTCGAGCTCTTCAGGGGCGGTCTCATCTTCGCCGACCGACAAGATGCCCTGGTCGACGTAAAACGCCAGTGGCTTACGATCCTGGAAGGATGCCCACTCAGGGCAGCTGACCGTTTCGCCTGGGCCGATGACGGTCCCATTCGGCAGGCCGATAGGAGTGACACGGCCGTTATTCGTGACTTCTGGCATGGCGGTCTCCTTACAGGCCGTCGGTGTAGGACATTTCCTTGGGGCGGCGCACGTCGACGCCGCCCAAGCGGAAGATGCCCGGCACTTCCCAGCGGGTTGGGCCGGCCTGGTACACCGGCAGGAAGCGGTGAGGCATCGGGATGTGCATCTTCACCACGTTGGGGTCGCGACGATAGGCGACCATCCGAGCGGTGCTGCCTGCACCGGCCTTGTCCAAGCCGCGCATGGCGCGAATGGTCAGCGGGCGACCGGTCTGTGCGGTGTACACGTTCTTGGTCTGCAGCCACGACAGGATGGTGTCGGTCCCGTTATCGTTCAGCGGGGTGGTGCTGATCTTGAGGAACTTGCTGTAGGGCAGCAGCAGGGTGTCGGCTAGGCCGGTGTACAGGGTGCCCGCGTACTGGCCGGCCAGCGCAGCGTTCACGTCAGCCAGGATCTGAGCCGGGCTGGCAGTATCCCAGCTACCGGTCAAAGCCGACGCAGCAACAACGGCTGGTGCGTTGGTAAGGCCGTAGAAGTTCTTGGTGGTGTCACCATACAGCGCAACTCGCTCAACCATCTCTTCGTATGCACGGCGCGCGGCGGCGGCGTCAGCTGCGTCGAGGTTGATGCCCAGCATGGCGGCCTGGCTGATCTCCTCCAGACCGTAGCCATAGCCGATACCGGCCATATGCACGGAGGTTTCCTGTCTCGACAGCTCAGTGCCGGCCAGCGGGATATCGTCGGCGTTGCCGTTAATCCAGTCCGCACGGCCAAACTTGTCGGCGGTGAAGTAGGTGACGGTCTTGGCCCACGGGTTGGCGGAAGTGTCGACCGGCACCAGGGTGGGGTACTGGATGTCGGGATACACGGTTTCGTTGACCTGCGTTTCGATGTGCGCGGTCTGCGAGATCACGAAGCCCAGGGCGGCCTGGGCGTCGAGCATGAAGTTCGGACGCATTACTTCTCCTTAGCCCAGGCGGACTTGAGCGACTTGGTTTGCGGCGGTGGTGCTGGTGTCGAACACGGCGTTCGTGACCTGCACGTTGTTGGTGGCGACGTTGGTCCATACGCCAGTGGCCGGCACGAAATACACCGGATCGCCGGCGGCAACGGTGACCGAGGCTTGGACCCAGACGGCGCCTTTGGTCATGACCCGCGCCGAGTCGTACTGCTTGAAGCCATCGGCCTCAGCTTGCAGCGAGCGCTCGCGCACGGTGATGCCGATGACCTTGGCCGAGGTGTCGCCGGCGGCGGCTGGACGGCAGCCCTTGTCGTTGGCACCGCGAATAACGGGGACGCCGAAGCCCAGGCCGGCGGCCGCTTCAACGGTGCGCGACAGCAGGGTTTTCGGGATGGTGTCGACGATCTGACCCGGAACCGCGCGGCGCATGTTCTCGGTGTAGGTGGTTTGGACGGCTGGCATTATTTGGCCTCCCCTTTCCAGGCGTTGGACAGGCGCTGCTCGTAGGCCGACTGGCCGTGATCAGCGGTTTGCTGGCGTGGGTTGCTGTCCGTGGTGGACAGGTGGCGGCGCACCGGATCCTTGTGGGCCTCATCGCGCAGAATGTCGAAGCGCGCATCAATGTAGGCTTCGGTCTTGCCGGCGATTGCGGCGTCGCCCAGCTTGGCCACCACCACAGCCTTGCGGATCTCGGCATCACTCTTGCCGGAGTAGTCGGCATCGACGATGGCCTTGGCATCGGCGATCAGATCGCCGCGAGCCTTCACGCGGGCGTCCAGCTGGGCGTCGGTGAGCTGTTTGCCTTTGAGGTCATCGAGCGCAGCGTCTTTCTTCGCCAGCTCGGCGTCCTTGGCTGCGATGGCAGTGGCGTGGCCGGCTTCGGCGGCGGTGAGCTTCTGCCCGGCATCGGCCAGGCGCTGCTGCAGGGTCGCGATGACGATGGCGCCCTGGTCGGTTACTTCAACCGGGATGCCGTCGACGGTAACCGTCTTCAGGGTCATGGGTTTTTCCTCCGGGGTTTGTGAATCGGTGGGCCAGGCATCGCCGATACAGGCCCGGCTGCCGGCGCGGCCACGCTGGACGATGGCCACATGGTCGGCAGTGATGTTCGTTTGGCGGGCCTGGTATGGCGTGCCGTCCGGAGCGATACCATCGGCCCATTGCAGCTCGCAGCTGTAGCCCACGCTGAGCTCGCGCTTGCCGGCCTGGACTGCCTTCACCGCAGCCCCGTCGGTGATCTTCAGGCCGATCTTCAGGTACTCGCCGTCCCGCAGCACCTCATCGCCAGTGGTGCCCACCGCCACGTCCTTCCAATTGGCGGCAGTTACCGGCTTCGCCGGATGGTCGTTGGTGATCGGAATCTTCGAGAACGTGCTGAGCGAGGACTTGGCGAACACCTCGGCCTCATCGCGATAGACGTTCACGACCCGCAGGTCTGGGCGCCCTACTTCGCTGCCCAGGTACAGCTGGACACCAGTGCGGGCGGTCCTGGCCACGGTTTCGAGGTAGCCGGCATCGCTCAGCGCAATGTCGCCGAGGAGAACGGTGTCTGTGATTCGCATGGTTGCCTCAGGTGGCGGGCTTGTTGCCCTGCGGGTCATTCGGGTCGGGGTCGTCGTCCGGCAGCTCGCTACCGTACTTGTTGATGGCCGCCTCAAGGCCTGGCAGCACGCCGTTCTCCACCAAGGTGGTCACCGCCGCATGCGACAGCGCCTCTTCTGGGAACAAGGCTGTGTCCTTCAGCACCTTGATGGTGTCGGCCACGGTTTTGCCGTTGGCTGCCTGCTCGGTGGCTGTGAGCTGCCACAGCGGCTTCCACAGGTAGTGCACCTCGGCTGGCCGCGAGCCAAGCGCCGAGCGCACCAGGCACTCGTCCATCACGCTCATGGCCGGGCGCATGTCCAGCTCCTGGCCGGATTGGATGCGGTCGTAGTAATTGCGCAGGTCCGAATCGCCTGTGGCGTTCATACCGGCCGGCGACTGGCTGAGCAGGCGCGTGGCGGGGATATCGGCGGCGCCGGATACCACCTGTAGGAAGCGGTCGCTGATCTCGGGCAGGTTGCCGAATGAAGCCGACTTGGTTTCGTACTCCTCCTCCTTGTCCAGCATCAGTGAGCCGTTGATGCCCTTGGCCGTGGCTGCGAGCTGCAGGCGCTCCAGCAGCCTCCGCCGGTACTGCGGATCCTCCATGTTCTGCATCAGGTCCGGGATGCGGATCACGTCGACCTTCGCCTCGAACACCAGGCTGGCGATGTTCGCCATCGTGCCGTCGGCCTGCTTGATGGCCTCCATGACCGCTTCCAGCACCGAGTCGCCCCAGCCGAATTCCTTGCCCAGCGCCAGATCGGGGTCGGGCAGTTCGGCACCGGCGAAGATCACCAGCCGCGACGGGTGCACCTCGATTGCCGAGTCGGCCAGGCGGTAGGCCTTGGGCTTGCCGAACAGCTCGGACTGTGGGTCGCGCTCGATCTCGGTGGGCGTGAGCTGCCGACGACTCAACACGGTCAGGTACTTGGTGCCGCCCAGCCCCACGCTTTGTGGGTCAAGGGGCATCGCGGTATCCAGATCGCCGGTACCAATGAAGATGGCAGCCCCGCCGAACAGGCGAGCCCGGATCATGGCCGTCTTGACCTTGGCCTGCACACCCAGGCGCTTTTCCTCGGCCTCGATCTTCTCAATCTGCTCGTTGCTGGCCTGCCAGCCCCGCCAGCGCCGGCAGGAGTCGAGCGCCGGGATATCCACGATCTTGCGTGGCAGCCAGGCACCGCGGTAGGCCGCTAGCAGCTCTTGCTCGGTGCGCGGGATGAAGAGGTAACCGGTGGCTGCCGCCTTGTCGCGCTCCGTGCCCAGGCCGGCCACGAAGTTGACCAGCTTATCGCTGATGTAGTTGAGCATGCCCATTAGGAGACGCCTGCGAGGGAATACTTGGTGATCGGGTATTCCTTGTGAATGAAGTAGCCGCCGGCGTCTGGCCGGTGGTCGTTGCCCTGTTTCTTGTCAGGCTCGCCGTTCTCGCCCCATACCTGCTGCTCGAGGTCGTCGGCGTACGTCGGGCACTTGTCGGCGTTCACCCGATACCGGCGCTCGCCCGCTGCGTTGCAGAACATGGCGTTCATCGAGTTGATGCGGTCCTTGACCGGGGGGTTAGCTGCTGGAGCCACCACCATGAAGCCGGCCTGCTTGAGCAGGGAGATATCGGTGTCGCTGGCGCGCACGGACTTGCGCGAATCGCCGCTGGCGTCCGGGTAGATGCGAATTTGCCGGGTGTTGCGGTATTCGGTGCCGGTGTACAGCCAGTATCGCTCTTTGATCTGGCGGATCATGTCGGGCGTGTCGTAGCCGTTGATGATCTCGTCGACCGCATGCGGCGCACCCAGACGCTTCACATGGACGATGGCCGACATCTTCCCGACGTTGAAGTCCATGCCTATGAACAGCGGCTCGGCAGGCTGAATGGTTTCCTTACTGCCGTTGAGCTTCCGGTCGTAGGCGGTGTAGATCGTGCCGGCGGTCAGGTTCACGAACTGGCCATTGAGATAGGCCATGATCAACTGCTCGGGATACGACTCCTTCAGCGAAGGAATGTAATCGGGCGGTAGGTTCAGCTCGTTGTCGAACGTGCTGGCCTGCACCAGGCCGTACATGGCACGCAGGGCTGGCTTCTCGCGCAGCTGCTTCACAAACTGCTGGTAGACGAACTTGAACCCCTCGGGGGTGGTCGTCACGTCCACACCGTTCTTCAGGCCCGGCACGTTGTAGCGCATCCGGGCGATGATCTTGCGCCAGGCCTGCTGAGCCTTGGGCGCGGCCAGCACGTCGAGCTCATCGACTAGGGCGTGACCGATCTTGAAGCCCACGATGGTCTGGGGCTTCTCCATCGAGCGGCAGATGATCGTGCTGCGGTACTGGCCGCCGCTGTAGAACTCGACCTCCTTGTCGCTCTCCTTGGTGCGGACCTTCAGGCCCCAGTCGAAAGCCACCTCATCGATGGTCGGAAAGAAGATGTCGCGGATCTGCGGATAGGTTGGCGCGAAATAGCCTGCGTTGATCCTGGGCCACTCCCAGACGTGCTTACACAGCGCCGCGCAGCCTACCCAGGTCTTGCCAGAGCCAAACCCAGCGACGAAGCCTCGGAACTTGTGCTCAAGCCGCAGGAAGTTGGCCTGGGGGACGTTAAGCGTCGGCATCGGGCTTCCTCGCGTCCACCACGTCGACCTGCACCCTGGTAGGAGCTACGTCGCTGGGATTCGCCTCGGGCTTAGGCCGGTGATTCACGAATGCATCGCCGCATTCCTTGGCTGCCTGTTCGAGCGCCTGCATGGCCAACGCAATATTGCGCATGCCCTCGGCCTTCTCGACGAATCGTCCCAGCGCACGCAGTCGATACGCACGGTTGGCAATCGGGATCTCTGCTGTTTCGGTGCGGAAACGCTCGCGGGTGTCGTTGAACAGCACCACCCAGCGCTTGGCCAAGTCTCGCCCGGCGCGCTTGGTAGGGTCGTGGGCCTCGCACTTCTGCCGCGTCACCTCGATGCCGAACTCATCCCGGACGGCAGCAGCCACCTGAGACGGCGTATCGAAGCAAGCCAAGGCCTGAACGATGAAGGCTTTCACCTCGTTGCTCAGGGTCGCCATAGGCTCAAATCCGTCTCGGGTACGTCAGGGGTTCAGGCAGACTTGAGCAGACAGGTTCCGCAGGCCCTCGCGATGTTGATCTTCGCCACTTCGGGCGGGTTACTTGCAGCGTCGATGAGCTGCTGTACGTCTTCACTGGCACCGTAGCGCCGTACCACACCCACAAACTCCTCCACGTCATGGCCGCGAAGGGTAAGGCTGGGTGTGCCGTCCTGCTTGAATTTGGGCGCGCCGTACTGATCGAGCTTCTGAGCGATGTGGTACAGCTCATGCTCGACCAGGGCGCAGAACTCGGCGTCGGTGCACTGGGCACAGTAGTCGGCGGCCAGAGTGATGAGGAAGTCCGGCACTTCGCCGAACCAATCCCGCATCTGTTGCTCCTGCCGAGCCTTCTGCCAGCCCCCGGCGCGGAACATGACCGATTCGGCCTGGCCCAGCACAGTACGGCCGGCCTTCTCGAAACAGGAGGATGCCCAAAGCACGCGCACAGGTGCATCGATCAGGTGGGCATGCTCAGGGTTGTGCAAGTCACCCTCGGCGCTGAGGATCGTGGCCTGTATCCAGTCCCAAACCATTGGGCAAGGCTCGAGCCGAATGCCTGACATGGTCAGTTCGCTCAGTTCGAGCAGCGAGGCAGGCGGTATTGGCCTATCCATCATGGGAACCAAATCCAGTAGTGGGGCGCCCGACAGGCACTGGCCACAACGCGTCCAAGGCCGGAAAGCGCAGTCGACTGCCTTCCTGTCGAGAGCTTGATCATCAATCAGCGGATGGCGCCGTTGTATTTTAATGAACGCTCAGTAGTAATGTGCGTGAGGACTCAAACTTAAAAGGATTGGTTATGCGACGAATTTTAGAAGTTCGGAAAGTTCCGAAAGTTATTATCCAGGCCGCCCGATTCGGCGAGAAAATCCAACCTACCCCAGCCGCTGCGGAGTGGTACATGGTTTACGATGCCGAAACTGGCGAGCAACACGAAGGCTATGATGATGAGCAAGAGGCAATCGCCTATTGCGAGAAGTATTCGTCACCGGACTAACGCTATGGATACCCTTCAAGCGGTTCTCTATAGCCGCCCCACTGCTCAGGCAGCGTGCACCTGGTGACATCAAGGCCGTAGAGCTTGGAGGGAATCTCCTCGCCCTTGGCCTCATAGCCGGGGGCGGCAACGTAGATTCGGACACGATCACTGCGGCATTCGTAGGTTCGGCCAATGTACCCCAGGCCATTGCCGACTAGGAATATCACCGCACCACCCACAGCCCAGCGAGCTAGCAATTTGGCTCGGTTCATGGAGAAGATCTCCGAACGCGGCGATCGGCCGACTCATCCTCGGCACGCCGTTCTGTCTTGCGCCGCTCGCGTCCATCGATCAACGCTCCAATACGCCGGAAGAAGTACGCGGCGTTGAAGATGGTGAAGCCCACCAACATGGTGCTGGCCGGGCTGTTGGCGGTCAGCTTCCAGGGCTCGCAGAGCCATATGCTGACGAAGGCCATTACATAGCCCAGCGCGCCGGCCATGATGAAGCCAACCTCACAGTTATCTGCCTGGCGCCGATGCGTGGTCATCAACGCGAAGCGTATGCCGTTCACGAATACAGCCAGGAATGCAATCAGCGCCAGTATCGAGACAATGGCCATCAGGGCGGACCTCGAGGGTTATAATTCTCAACCCAGCCCTTCACCTTTACCTCAAGTACTGCCAGGACCGGATATGCGAAAAAGCCCAGCAGCATGATGTAGCCGGACTTGTAGGTGTCTGTGCTGGGGATGAACTCGCTAGAGACTTTTCCCACGAAGAAGGCCAGGACCAGCTTGGAAACGAACATGCGGACATCGAAGCGTGGCTCGGTGGACTTGCTGTAGAAGTAGCTGGCGACCCCGCCCACCACACCAAGCCAGCCATACTGGCTCCACCCCAGCCCCACCCATACCCAGTTTGGAATGTCAGGCATGGCGGATACCGTGGGCTGTGGTGCTCCAGAGTCGAGGAGACTATTGAGGCCCTCATGGACCGAATAAAAGGCCCTTGCGGGCAAGGCGAAGGAGCGAACGCCAGAAACGCAAAAGCCCGACTCAGTGGCCGGGCTTCATGCGGTCATTCCTCAACGTGCGCAGGAATGACAGGATGAGGAAATAATGTTGCTTTGTTGCACCGGTGTCAAGCAACTTCTGCTATCAAAACGCCCTCAGCCATCAGAATATGTTCAGAGGCCTTGAGCGCCTCGTCCACCATCTCTTCCAGCACCTCCTCAATGGCCTTTTTCCAGCGCCAGTAGGTGGTCCTGTTCAGGCCCTGGGCATCCCAGGTGTTGATGTCATAGAACTCCGCCGGCAGCACGATCATATCGGTGGAACGCTTGCCGTCCTTGTTGCCTTTGAGCGGTGGAATCGCCCAGGCAGTAACCGCCTTGTAGCGAAACAGACGCGGCGCCGCGCTCGCGATCAGCGGCACTAGCCGGCCAATGGATTCGACCTTTCGGCCTTTATGCGTGGTGTACTTGGCCATCAACACATCCCAGTGCCGAGGAATGAGCTGGCTGTGCAGCCGCGCGTGCACCCAGCAGTCGGCATCGGCGCGCGACAGATCTCCCGACCGCCTTCCGCCCAGCGCGCTGATATCTACCTTGCCTTCGTTGTGAGGGCTGTACAGCTTCTGCCAGGCCTGCTTGCTGGTGTTGTCGATCGCCTCGGCCGCTAGGGCGGAAACTACCGCGGCCAATACGCTGGTGTAAATCATGCTGCCCCCTTAAGGTCACGGGCCAGTGCCCGGTAATGCGCCTTGATGGCCTTCAGTTCTTCGATGGTGTAGCGCCGGGGCTCATGAGGCCCTTCGATCCATTCCACCCGGTCGGCGCCGATGCGCTTCACCAGGTGGATGCGGTAATTCACGATGTCGCCGGATTTGTGGTTGTTGCAGGGTGCGCACTGCTTGTGGACATTGAGCGGCTCGAAACGCAGCTCCGGCGCGGCAGCCGTGGTGCGGTAGTGCCCGGCGTGGTACTGCCCCTGGTGATGCCGGCCGCAGCTGATGCACGGCTGATCTGCGTCCCGCAGGCGCACCCAGGCGTTGAAGGCGGCCTGGGCCTCGCGGGTGTAGTCGCCCTTGGTCTTGATCCGCTCCCGGGCTGCGCGCAGTTCGGTGCGCTCGAACTGGTCAATGGCCTTCCGGGCCCTGGCCTGGTTCTCAGGCAGCTTGGCACTGGCGAGCATGCAGGCCATGGCAAAGCACACCTTCTGGCCCATGCGTGCCTGCTGGAACTGGGTGCCACAGTGGGCGCAGGCCTTGAGCTTGGGGGTGCGGGGCTTGATGCTGCTGGCCCTCCGCTGGATGGGGGTTCGCTTCACGCCGCCTCCCCGAACTCGATCCGCATCTTCATGTACTCGCTGTCCTCGGGGTGCGGCAGGTAGATGCCGTGTTCGTTGGCCCACATGTCCACGCAGGTCATGAAGGCGTGCATCTCGCCGCGGTCGAGCTCGCTGGTGTGCTTCAGCTCGTAGCGCTCGGTCACCTCACCGGTGCGCAGGTTGATGTCGCGGATCAACTCCTCGCCCAGGAAGGTCTGCTTCAGGTTGCGCTTCACATGCTCGGCATTCATTGCGGCGCCGGTGGCGAACGTCACCTTGCCCATGCGCACGAAGAACTGAGCGATCTCCTCGCACCACTTGTGGAACAGGGCATTTTGCGGAAGGCTGCGGCCGGCGCCGGTGATCGATACGTTGCAGGGGAAGCCCTTCTTGCGGATGGCGGCTTGCAGCGCGGCCAGGTCGTTGATCTGGGTCAGGCGGATCTTCTCGGCCATCACGCAGCCCTCCGGCGCTCATCGCCCTTCACGAACCACAGCCAAGCGGCACGGATGGCCGAGTCGCGGTACCCGCCCGTGGCGGCGCGCTCGAACCTCACCTGAAGCACATCGATGCCAGCGTGCTGGGCATAGGCGGCTTCGAATTCCTCGCGAAGGTCTTCACGCATCGCGCACCTCCGGTTTCAGCCCGCTACCGCCACACGCATGGCACTTGCCATCGTCGAAGCCGTCAGGTGTAAGCCAGCCCACCCGCCCTTCACCGTCGCATGACTCGCAAATGAGCGCAGTCCTGTCGTCGATAACCGCGATCCAAGCGGGCGATATGAAATCCGTGGTGAGGCAGTCGCAGTCTTTGTAAAAGGTTTTCAACGCCTGCGAAATATTGCGCATAGCGACGATCTGTCTGGTGGTAAGCGGCATCACACACCCTCCTTGCCGCGCTGGCTTTCCCACTCGAACGGGACCACGAAGCCGCCGTTCTCGCGCAGACGATCCATGCAGCGGTCGCCGATCGCCTTCGGTAGGTCGCTGGCGCCCAGATTGGAAATCACCACGGTGGGACGCATCTGCTCGTACCGACCGTTGATGATCGCGAACAGGGTGGTCATCTCGAAGTCGCTGGGCTGCTCCTTACTCACGCCCAGTTCATCCAGCACCAACAGGTCGGGGCTGATCAGGCTCCGCAGAATGTCGACCTCGGTCTGCTCCGCACCCTGACCGTAGCTCGAGCGGATAGCCTGGAGCACGGAGCCGAAGGTGCGGTAGACGGCGGTCTTCGAGGTGGTGTGCATCAGCTCATTGGCGATTCCAGCGCCCAGGTGGGTTTTCCCAGTGCCAGGCTTACCCAGCAGCAGCAGACAGCGGCCGGTGCGCTCGATCTCGTCGAAGGCAGCCACGTACCGAATGCAGGCTTGGTGTGCGAACGCCTGGGGCTTGGTGGTGGCGCGGTAGCTGGCCAACGTCTTGTCCGCAAATCGCTTGGGGATCAACGCCTCTCCCAACTTGCGCTCCATTGCCTCGCGCTCCCCCCGAGCCTTGGCGGCCTGCTCCCTTGCCTCGCCTTTGGCTTTCTCGGCGGCCGCACACTGCGGGCAGGCACCAGAGAATTCCTTGCCGAACATCATGGTTACCCGTTGCTCGAAATCCCCGTGGGTTTCACAGGTAGCCGGCTGGATGCGGTAACCCGCGGCGGCTTTCACATCGCCCATGGCAATCACCTTCTCAGAACGCATAAGTGCCATCCCCCTTCGGAGTGAGGCCCGCGGTGTAGCTGCGGTCCGCAAAGCCGTGGTGGCGGCTGTTGGCGGTACTGGGGGCAGCCTGGGCCTGCTCCGCGAGGCGCTTGGCGATCCAAGCGACCTTGAATCCCTGCCAGCCAGCGGATAGCGCTTCAGTCAAAGCGACGTCAGGAGCTATGCCTTGCTCTTGGCACTTGACCAGCTCGGCATTCAGCGAAGCCCAGACGGTGGCCGTCACCGCAGCACGCTTCTCCTTCCGCAGCGCCAGCCAGTCTTTGAGCAGCGTGTCGGTCAGACCATGGGGGTTGTCTGCCTGGAGCTGCTTCAGGCCAAACGGGGCTTTCCGCTGAGGCTTGGCCGGCTCATCTTCGGCAAGGGGGGAAGTAATCTCTTCCGAAGGAAGAGTTACTTGGGTTTCTTTCTTAGAATAAAGAAGGCAGTCAGCTGTTTTGGTCTGTTTCGCAGCAGAGCCGATTCGGACCACCTCAGCCGGATCAGACGGTTTGGTCTGTTTCGGCTCTACAACGAAAACCCACTCTTTCGGGTCGCACAAGCCAATATCACCTCGCGCACCGCCTTCACGGAATAGCACGCGGCGACGAAGCAGCCCTGAGATTGCCTTCGACACGGTGTCGGGGTGAATGTGGGTTGCCTTGGCGATATCAGTGGCAGGGATGCGCTGCGCACCCGCGCCGAAATTCAAAGTGGCTTTGGCCACGTACAGCACAATCTTCATCTCTCGCGCCGAGAGCTCGATGGCCATGAGGCCATCCATAAGCTGGTTGTCCATTCGGGTAAACCCCCTGGACTTGTCAATTGGGACGATGTTTGTCATGATTACTTCCACACATTGCGTCAACGAATGAACCGCCCGGCCAGGCGGTTTTTTTGTGCCCGCGATTCGGGCTTATCAGGGCCTATTCAGGCCTTGCGGCGAAACGCTGTTACTGGGCCCCGAGACGTTCGGGGCTTGGTGCGCTCTGCCAGGTCCTTTCGCATCAACTCGGCGGCGAGCTCTTCAGGGGTGATGCCCCGTCGCTCTGCTTCCCGCTCCAGCTGATCCATCAGTCGCTGGCCCAGCGCTACCTTTTCGATAGGCATGGGGCCTCCTCCGGGCCTTCAGGCCGCGTTGTGTTCGGCGCTATCCTCTGCGGCCAATGCAGCCAGTTGCGCTTCCAGCAGCTCCCGGCACAGCACAGCACGCTGAGTGCGGTGGAACTTTGCCAGCGCCTGGATTAGGTCGAATGTGTCTTCGTCCAGGCGGACCTTGATCTCTCGGTCGTGGAGGTGTTTGGGGTTGGCGTACATGTGAGCGATGCTCCTTATCGGGGGATTCAGTTAGGCGGCGTTCTTGCGCTTGGCGCGCTTACCGGCGGTTTTCAGTTCATCGTGCATCTCGTCGATAGCCTTCCCGGCGATGTAGCTCGGATTGGTTATCTGCCCAGAGCGAATTCGGAAGATCGTCGAGATGTCGCATTTGGCGCGCTCGGCGACGGCCTTGTAGGTCAGGCCAGAGCCAAGCAGGTCATCCAGCTTTTGGGGAAGATTGGTAGTGGCCATGGCCTGCTCCTTTGAGAATATGCACATTCTCTTGCACTGGTGCATAGCTGTCAATGCACCGCCCTATTGAGCTATGCACCAGGCCCGGACAACATTGCACATATGCATAAATCTATTGATAAGGTGCTTGAGTCGCTGATGGCGGATCAGGGCATCACCCAGGCGGATCTGGCTCGCAAAACAGGCGTGGGGCAACCCACCATTTCGCGCATCCTGAAACCGACGGGGCCGAAAGGGATCAAGCAGCCCGCCGATAAACAGGTACGCCCGATCGCTGATTTCTTTGGCATCACCACAGACCAGTTGCGGGGCTATGAGCCCCTGCCCAAAGCTCCCGCCGTCTCGGTTCCGCAACCATCCGCGCCTTCAGCCGCAGATGTGGTAATGAAAATGCTGGCCGAGCACGGCCGGGGTCTTACAGACGATGCGCGCAACAAAATTGCTGAGGCGGCAGCGGTGACTGCTGACATTGAGCGCGCGAACAATGTCATTACCGTCGATTTTTCACGGCCGGGTCAAATGGGCGATGAAGTACGGATCGCGCATTACGACGTCCGTGCTGCTATGGGCGCCGGGCAGATACCGCACGACTACCCGGAAATGCTCCAGGACGTACGGGTCAGCCCGAAACACCTTCGCGAAATGGGCATTACATTCGAACAGCACTATCACCTGAAGGTCATCACAGGCTGGGGCGAGTCAATGACCCCCACCATCAGGGACCGTGACCCGCTGTTGGTCGATATCACGATCCGCGAGTTCACTGGGGACGGAATCTATCTGTTCTCCCATGATGAGATGCTGTACGTGAAGCGGCTTCAGAAGAAAGGCAAGGATCGGTTCAGGATGATTTCAGACAACAAGCACCATGAGCCTGAGGATATCCGCGTGGACGACACCCACATCCTGGCGCGTGTGCTGTATGTGTGGAATGGGCATAAGGTCTGATGAGCAGCAGCTCGTCATCATCGGGAAGGTTTTCTGGTACTTGGTGCTGGTGACAGGCAAGACCAGATGTGCGGCAAGGCACGGACCTTGGGCAATCTGAAAAAATGTAGGGGCTTAGCTTCTAACGGGTTCCGGACAGGACGGCATACCCCAATCAAGGACGTGTATCTATACTCTAGCCATGAAAGATTTAACGCTCTACCTCGACGGAACCACCCCTGACAAGCTGTCAATGAAGCGCTTGGCGGAATACTTGCGCGAGCTTTCGTCATTCTACGGCTCGGAGGCTGCTGTTCACTTTGACTCCGTTCAGGAGGGTTCGGCCAAGCTCGTCTGCCGCGTAGAGGATGCCAGCTACCCGGTGGTGCTTAATCAAGTAAGGGAAGTGGCTGGCGGAGTTGGTGCAAAACGCCCGACCCGATCTTACAAAAAGCTCTCCGACCTAATGCTTGATGATCGAGTGGATGGATACCTGAAAGCGGATGGCGCCCAAATTATTCAGTTCCCCAAGGGGAAATTGGCTGAGCCCCCGTTGCGGATCGTGAAAAGCTCGACGGTCCAAGGACGCTTGTACAGCGTGGGCGGCAAGGACTCGACTGTTCCCGTTCGCTTGGAAGGGGCAGACGGCGAAACTCTGCATTGCGAGACGAATATGCAGATTGCCGAGCGGTTGGCGCAGCTGCTGTTCAAGCCGGTTCGTCTGTCTGGGGATGGCGAATGGGAGCGTCGACCTGACGGAAGCTGGAGGCTTCTGAAACTGGTTATCTCATCGCACCAAAAACTTGAAGATGTTGGATTTAAGGCTGCAATAGCCAAGCTTAAAGCAGCCGGGGGCGTCAAATGGGATGACTTGCCTAGCCCCCATTCGGAAATTTTGGAATCTAGGGGCTAGGGTGAAAATCGTAATTGACACCAATGTTCTCGTGCAGATCATGCAAAATGAGAGCTCTACTGACCTTCACCATCCTGAAACTGGCGAGGTAGTAGACCGCCTTTTTGAAAGGGCGGCTGCTCTGGTTGAGCATGTAGACACAGTTGGGGGCTTGGTTGTGCTTCCCGCGCCCGTACTGTCCGAATATCTTTTCGGAGTAGCAAGACAATCTTTTCAAAGTCACATTGACGTTATCAATTCGGTGAAATCCATCGAGGTAGCACCTTTCGATCAGCTCGCCGCGATTGAGTGCGCAATGCTTGTGTCGGATGCTGAACAAAAGGAAATGGATCCTGACGCGACGAAAGCCAAGCTTCGTGTAGACCGCCAAATTCTCGCGATTGCGGTAGCTGCTGGCGTGTCCGAAATCTGGACGCATGACAAGGGGTTGATGAAGAAAGCTAAATCAGTCGGTCTTTCGGTGAAGTGTTTGGCAGATATTGGACCTCCCCCGCTGCAATATCGGCTTGACCCCAAGATTTAGCCGCATTGGCTATATGACCTTGTTCTATGGCTTTTTGAGAACCCGCCCCGGCGGGTTTTCTTTTGCCTGCCGGATGGCTGGGATCCGGGATGGTAGAATGGTGGATAAACAACACGGAGGTAGAAGATGAAGCGATTTGCCCTGACAGCGGGTGTGTTCGCTGTCGCTGTACTGGGTGGCTGCGTGAGCCCTCCCCCACCTCAACCGCGGATTGCGTTCCCAGTTGCTGAGTACCAGTCGCTACCGAAGGCAGGCACAGGCATTGTCGAGGGACAGGTCTTCATGCGAACCATCGGGGGCGACGTGAAATATGGTGCTGGTTCTGAGGTTACCCTCAATCCGATGACCAGCTATTCACAGCAATGGTATCGCTACACCTATGAGCTTCGGCAGCCTCTACAGCCAGGCGACCCGCGCCAGGAAGCCTATGTCATCCGCACTCAAGCAGACGGCAACGGGAATTTTCGATTTACCGACGTTCCGCCTGGGCAGTACTACCTGACCTCCCGAGTAACCTGGCAGGCCCCAACCCAGTATGGACTTACCCCTCAAGGTGGATGGCTAACTAATCGGATAACAGTGAAGGATGGGCAATCAATCAGATCCATGCTCACCCAGTGAGAACCTAGCCATCCCAAGAGCCCGCCATTTGCGGGCTTCTTTCCGCCAGGTCAACCGACCCGCTCGATTTTATAGCCGTCCTCAGACGGGCTCAGGTCCGACCAATCCGGCACTTGCTCATCTTCCGGGGGCTCCCATTCGAGCGTAACCGTTCCGTCGTCATTGTGCGTTAGCCCTAGGCCATCCACCTCCCCTATCCCCTCTAGCATTGCCTGCCATACGTCGTCCGGGTCGTCGTGAAGCTGGTGGATCACCACCATACGCCGAGCCTGTGAAGCAGGGTGCCCCACCATATTCGATACCCGAATGCTGAGCCGCTCCGCTGGACTCAACACCCCGGCCTTTTGCTCCTCTGCCATCTCGCGCTCCTTCCACGCTAATACTGTATGGATAGACAGTATACAAATGGCCAGCTTCACGACAAGCGCTTCACGCGCAAAAATATATGCACTGGTGCATTGACACTTAAATTGCACTGGTGCATATTTTGCCCATGCCGCAGCAATACCACGGCCGGCCCTCAAAAGGCCCCGCTCTTTCACAACCTAGAACCCTCGCGGATCGATCCCGGAAACGGCACAGCGCGAGTAACAAGCTTCGATCCCCATGCAGGCTCTGGAACCTGCCGTGCTTCCACATGTAAGCACGCGAAGCTGCACAGCCACCCGATGCGACGCCAGTTGCGGCAGCGGGCAGAGAGAGGACTCCGGCGGACGTGCAGCTAGACAAACGATTTCACTGGCTGGCCTTGGCAACAGGGCCAGACGGGAAATTAACAGCCCTGGAGGACAAGACGATGCAGATCGAAATCGATCTTGAGGGTCGCACTACCCCTCACCCTGCAATCGCCCAATGGCTGAAAGTAGCCGAAGAAGCCGAGCGCGCGGGTGTTTCTGGCAACGCAGCCCGCAGAGCCGCTCGATCTATCGAGATCGAGCAGGAAACCGGCGTTGCAGTCTGCGCCTGCTGCTTCAAGCCCTTTGGCCGGGGCGCGCTGCATCACTGAACAACCAGCGCCACGTCAGCCTGACGTTAACTGCCCGATACCTGGCTCCGGCCAGGCTGCATCGGGGTGTGATCTGGTGTTTGGCTCGTTTGGTACAGGGCCGCCACACAAGGCTGGTGCAGTTGATGAAAGCGGCGCCGCTGGATTCAGCGTAAGTCTTTCGGGTTCGAATCCTGGCCAGATCACACCCCGATGCAGATGAATGCGCAGGCTGATGCGCTAAGGACCAGGCGGAATTCGGCAACTGCCGCCAATGCCGGAGATCAGCACCGGCCATCTGCATCACCCCTTCCCTTTTCGACCGCATCGGCAGGCGCCAGGCCAGCTATTCACGCTGGGTTTGGTCGCCCGCGCCTGGCGTCTGGCCAATGCGGTCTCTCAGCGCACACGGAGGCGCTCCATGATCTACGAAGTGATTCTCGACGAGTTCGATATTCGCTGCGAGGCGGAGATTATCGACCTAGACCCGCGCCCATCCACTTGGGGTAGCGACTGGGATTTCCACGGCTCGCAGGAGCTTGAGTTCCAGGTGGTCAGCGGTCGCCGCTGCTCGCTCGACGGCAAGTTCACCAACCTTTCCACTGAGTACCTGGAAGCGGTCGGCCTTCTCTATGAGGAGAAAATTGAGGCCGAAATCTGGCGACAGTACCGCGAGCAGCCGCAAGAGCTAGCAGCATGAGACGGCGTACCGACACCGCACGCCGCATGATCGAAAAGGCTCTTGCGGACTGCGTTACCCCAATTCTCCCGGCCTACGTCCACGGCTGGGCCGAGGCCTGTATCGAAATGGCCTACGCCCAAGGCGACGTGGATGAGTGGCATTACGACCACTACACCCGGCGCTTGAACGCAATGCGCCAAGGAGTTGCGGCATGACCACCAGCCCAGTGAAAACGCTCGCTGATGAGCAGCTCGAAGAAGTCGAGTTCGCCGGCAAGACCAAGGAAGCAGCACAGCGCCTGGCTCAGCGCCTTGGCTTTGAGGGCCAGCCATCCCGCTATGGCTGGGTAGCCCCCGGCATCTGGCTCCTGCGCTACCCAGCGCCCTCCCCGCTGCAACCCCAGTAATCCCAAACTTTGAATGAGGCGCCCGACACGGAGCGTCGAGGATTCGCTATGTCCGCACAAACTGAGCTGGCGGTCGTACCGCCGAAGGAAAGCGCCCTGCAGGTGTTCCAGGCCCCGAACGGCCTGGACCCCTACCTGAAGGTGGTCCGGGACAAGATCGACGCTTTCGTGCCCGACGTGTCCACTCGTAAAGGCCGTGATGCCATCGCATCCATTGCCTACCAGGTGGCGCGCTCCAAGACCGCGCTGGACAACCGGGGCAAAGAGCTGGTGGCCGAGCTGAAGGAAATCCCAAAGCTGATCGACGCCGAGCGCAAACGGGTTCGCGACACGCTGGATGCCTGGCAGGAGGAAGTTCGCCGCCCGCTCACCGAGTGGCAGAAGGCCGAGGATGCGCGGATCGACGGGCACACCGACCGCCTCGACCGGCTGAAGAACCTGGACGACAGCCTGGCAGAGCTCAACTCAGCCGATATCAGGGAGCGGATCGCCGAAGCGGAAAGCGTAGAGCTCGGGAAGCATTGGGACGAATTCGAAGCCGAAGCAGGCAGCGTGAAGGACAAGATGTTGACGACTCTGCGCGCCGGTCTGGCGAAGCGTGAGCAGTACGAAGCAGAGCAGGCTGAACTGGCCCGGCTGCGTGCTGAGGAAGAAGCACGTGAGCAGCGGGAGCGCGAGGAGCGTATCGCTCGGGAAGCAACGGAGCGGGCGCAGCGCGAGGCCGAGCAGAAGGCCCAGGCCGAACGTGAGGCCGGAGAGCGCCGCGAACGTGAGGCACGGGAAGCTGCGGAACGCCGGGAGCTGGAACTGAAGCTGCAGGCCGAGCAAGCCGAACGCTCCGCCGCTCAGGCTGAGGCAAACCGCGTTGCCGCCGAGCAGCGTGCCGAGCAGGAGCGCCAGAACGCAAACCGCCGCGCTGAGGAAGCCGCCGAGCAAGCAAGGATGGCCGAGCAACGCCGCCAGCAAGAGGCAGCCGACGCCATCCTCCGCGCACAGGAAGCCCGAGAGGCCGATGCGGCTCATCGCCGCAGCATCAACCGAGCGGCGCTGGATGCCTTCATTGCCGGTGGCATGCCGGAAGCCTGCGCAAAGCAAGCGGTCACCCTGATCGCCCAACGCAAGATCCCCAACATCGAAATTAAATACTGAGGTGCCCCATGGGTGAAATCATTATGCCGCCGGAACAGCGCCGGGGCACCGTGGCTGTATTGCCGCAAGACAACAGCATCATGGCTGTCATCAGCCGGGCAGCCGCCGATCCAAGCTGCGATATCGACAAGCTCGAGCGCCTGATGGCGATGCACGAGCGCATGCAGGCCCGCGACGCGGAGGCTGAGTTCAATGCGGCCATGGCTGCAATGCAGAGCGATATTCCAAGCATCGCCGAACGTGGTGCCATTGTGGTGAACGGCCAGAAGCGCAGCGAATATGCGACCTTCGAAGACATCAACGATGTGATCAAGCCAATCATGCAGGAGCACGGGTTTGCAATCACCTTCAAGGTCGAGAACGTCGCAGCAGGCCTGAGCGTTACCGGCATCCTGATGCATCGAGCGGGCCACCGTGAAAGCACCACAATGCTTCTACCCCTGGACACCAGCGGTACCAAGAACGCCGTCCAGGCAGTCGGCTCGTCGACCAGCTACGGCAAGCGCTATGTCATGAGCGCCCTGCTCAACCTGACCACGCGCGGCGAGGACGATGACGGGCATGCAGCTGTGCCAGTAGCCACGGTCACTGCCGCCCAGGCGCGGCAGCTCCAGGGCCTGCTCGATAAGTGCAGCGACCGCGCGAAGACAGCGTTCGCCAACATGCACGGTACGCCGGCTGAGGTTCAGAAAGCCGCCTTCGACCAGGTACTGGGGATGCTCGGGAAGTCTGCGAAACAGAACGAGGTAGCCACACAAGGGGGTCAAGATGCAGATCATCACTGATATCCAGCAGGGCACGCCTGAGTGGCTGAAGCTGCGCTTGGGCATCATCACCTGCTCCGAACTGGATTGCCTGCTGGTCAGCGGCAAGGGCGAGGCCGGCTTCGGCGTCGCCGCCTTCACTTACATGGACCAGCTCATCGGCGAGCGCATCACCGAGGAAGCGGCAGAAATTCCTTTCCAGACCAAGGCGACAACGCGCGGCCATGAGCTGGAAGGCGTAGCCAAGGGCCTATATGAGGCGCGCGAGGGCATCGGCACAGATTCCGTTGGCATCATCCTGAACCATGGCATTGGCTACTCCCCTGACGCTCTGGTCGCTGCCGATGGCCTGATCGAGATCAAGACCAAGCTGCCCAAGTTCCAGGTAGGCGTGCTGCTGGCCGGCGAGGTTCCTAAGGAACACGTCGCCCAGTGCCAGGGCGGTCTTTGGGTATCAGAGCGCGAGTGGATCGACTTCATCAGCTACTGGCCAGGCCTGCCCCTGTTCGTGAAGCGGGTGTACCGCGATGAGGCGATGATCCGCAAGTTGGTCGAGCGGGTGAAGACGTTCTACGAGATCCTGGACGACCGCATGGATCGCGTGATGGGAGCTGCAGCATGATCAGCAACGAGCTCAGCACTATCCGAGAGAAGGATGCCGATCGCGCCTGGCTGGCCAAGCTGGAGCAAGACTTTCACGCCAGGGGCAGGCGCATTGAGGTGGTTGATAGGGCGCCGAGCACTACGGCCTTTTGCCCCTACACCGCGACCAAGGCCCAAACCAAAGCGCGCGCGGTGAAGGCGATGCAGGTGCAGGCAGACGAGTTGGCCCTGGCAGCGCGAGTGCGGGAGCTGGCCAAGACGATGGCCGTCCGTGCGGTGTGCCTGGAGATGGGCCTGACTCGCACCACAGTGCGTGGTATCGCCGAGCGCCACCGGATCAGCTTCAAGTCAGGGAAGGAGGATGCGCGCAAGGCGAACCAGCAGCGCTACGCGAGCATTCAGGAAGATGCTCGGGACGCTGCCCGGCTCAGGGCCTATTCAGACCTGGGCGCTAGCTTCAACCACGCGGCCAACCATTCCGGAATTGGCCGCACACGCGCTGAGCGCTTGGCTCGGGAATTTGCGATCCCCTTCAAGAAGCGTGGAAAGACTGCGTGAAACCCAAACAGCGCGCGCAGCAGCGCCTGCGCCAGATACAGATCCACTTGCCGCCTAGCGGCCTGACCTTCCAAGGAATGGGCATAGAACCGGAGGCACAGAGTGGCAAACAGCAATTCTGCATTCTACGGCGTTGGCATAAACGACGTTAAGCACAGACCGAACATCTACACGATCAATCCCTCGGGGGAGAGAGTCGCATCACGCTGCCCCATTTACGAAGCATGGCTGGGTATGATCCGTCGATGCTACAGCGAAGCATTCCATGAGATGTACCCAGCTTACCGTGGCTGCTCCGTTGCTCAGGAGTGGTTCCTATTCTCCAATTTCAAAAATTGGATGTTGACGCAGGACTATGCTGGCAACGACTTGGACAAGGATCTTCTGCAGCCAGGTAACCAGCTTTATGGCCCGGATCGATGCGTCTTCATCTCACATGATCTGAACCAGTTCTTGAGCAGGGGCAAGTCGCGGACAAACGCTTTGCCCATTGGCGTCAGCAAGCGAAAGGACAGCCGCAAATTTACGGCGCAGTGCAAGAACCCATTCACCAGCAAGCACACCTGGCTTGGAAATTTTGAAACCCCCGAGCTGGCACACCAGGCGTGGCGAACTGAAAAGCATCGACTTGCACTGATCTATTCGGAACAGCAAAAAGACCCGCGAGTAGCGGCGGCGTTGAGGCTGCGCTACGCGCCAAACACAAAGGATCAAGGCTATGGCCATGACACAGGCCGAGAGGTCGGCAAAGGCCGCAGGGAAGCGCCAGGCGGCGCAGGAGGAGGAATTACGGCTGAGGGTTCGCCCTGGCACCAAGCAGGCCCTGGCCGACCTGATGGCCTGGGCAGAGCTCGAGGAACAGGGCGAGGCGCTGACGCTGATGATTCACCACCTGCAGGCACTGGGCCCGGCGGTGGCGGTTCGGTTCCTGACTCCGCCGCGCCACGAAATCACAGTGTCGGAAAACGTGGCGCAAAAGCTTGAAGCTGCCTGTCGCCGGCAGGGTACAAGGATAGGCTCGGATCTCATTCGAGACTTCGGAGATTCGCAAAACGCTTGAAAACTTCAGCGACGTCATACGCTAACTGGGTAGAAATATCGATTGGAAACCCATCCACGTATCCAACGAGGCCGGTTCCGGAAGCCGCATATCGATGGCCGCGGTACGAGTTCATCAGATCCTGAATTTCCTGAGTTATTTCAGAAGCATGCTTCCGGAAAAACTCGTCATTCACTTCAGGAAGACGGTAGTAATCCCACTCTACACGGACCTTTCCACGTCTCTCCTGCACAGTAACTGTTGACGTTTCGTAGCCACTGCTCCAGCGCCCTTTTGAGTAAAAGCCGACGGACATAGATTCTCCTTTCCCACCCGGCTCCATGCCGGCGTGTCAATCAAACACCATTCCCCACCCATTTACCACCACGCCCCTCCAGGCACAGGAGGATGGAGCGTGGATGGAGGAAAGCATGAAGCCCCGGATCGAAAAGAAGCTCAGCCATCGACTGGTGAGGATTTTCGAAGGCACCCGCGTGTTCGACTCCGTTTGGATCGACGACGAATACTACCGGCACCCACTTTTTAGCTGGGGCGAAGCGCTGACACCAAGCCAGATCCGCTTCAACAAAGAGTGCAATGTAAAGGTGAACCACGTGCCAAGCGTCGGCGGCGAGCCGGACTATTGGGGCGAAGGCACCGACCATTTCACGGTACTGAGCGCCTACCGTGACAGGGTTTGGTCTGAGATTCTCTACACGGATCGGCTCTGCAAGCTTGACTGCAAATGGCCCCGCCCCGAAGAAGGTACTGCCGAGTTTGAGGAGTGGCAGGCCGAGAAAAACGCTCTGCTTGACCAGGCCCGCCGTGCATATCGCCGGCAACGGCCAGGCAATCGCCTCATGGCTCACGCCCGAGGCGAAGCGGCATCTGTACGTGCCAGCGAAGCTGAAGAGGCGCGCAAACGTGCTGAACGGCGTGCCTCACGCTGAGATACCCATCACCCCTCACCCATCGCCACCACGCCCAGGCAGGCGGGCGGCTGTCTGGAGCACCACATGAACATTGAAGCGCCGGTGATCCGTTATCACGGCTCGAAATTCCGGCTGGCGCCTTGGGTCATCCAACACCTGCCGGCCCACACCTGCTACGTCGAGCCATTCGGCGGCGCCGCCGGCGTCCTGATGCAGAAGGCCAGGTCCTATGCCGAGGTCTACAACGACCTGGATGGCGATATCGTGAACCTGTTTCGAGTGCTGCAGGATCAGGTGGCCCGAGCTGCCCTGTTCGAGGCGGTGGTGCTCACGCCATATGCCCGGGCGGAATTCGAACGCGCATGGGAACCTGCCCAGTCCCCGATCGAGCGCGCGCGGCGGACGATCATCCGGGCTCAAATGGGATTCGGTTCCGCAGGTGCTACCAAAGGCGCCACGGGATTTCGTATCGACACGAAGCGCGACTACGGCACTGCTCAGTCGCTGTGGGCCCAATACCCAGCCTCGATCGCGGCCGTGGGGGAACGCCTCGCTGGCGTGCTCATTGAGAACCGGCCGGCGATCGAGGTGATGCGAGCGCACGATGCCCCGACAACGCTGCACTACGTCGACCCACCCTACGTGCACGACACGCGGTACCGCGGCGCCTCGAACGGCCGTTACTACCGCCATGAAATGGATGACGGCCAACACGCCGAGCTGCTGAATGCTTTGCTCGAGCTAGACGGAATGGTCGTGCTGTCCGGTTACCCATGCGAGCTGTACGACCAGGCCCTGGCAGGCTGGACGCGACACAGCACAAGCGCCCGCATCTCAGCCGGGCGCGGCACCACCACTCGCACTGAGTGCCTTTGGCTCAACCCCGCTTGTCATCGTCAGTCGACGCAGCTCGGCCTTTTCGGTTCCTGACCCCTCCCCCTTACACCACATCGCCAGCCCGGCAGGCCCAGGGCTGTCTGGAGCAGCTCATGTTCAAAAAAGTGTTTACCGGAATCCCGACCTTCGCTGCCTACCACCAAGCCCAAGCCTGGCTGAAGAGCCACGGTTACAGCTACGGGCCTTCATCGCATGATGGGCCGTGCGCAATCTTCAAGGGCGACTGCGTCATCAGCAAATGGCGGAATCTCAGCGCTAAAGAGCGAAAGGCAGTTGACGGCATTCTCGACGGCGATATCCGCAATGGCCCGGTCACGGTGCATCTGAAGGTAGCTCCGCAATCGGAGGCAGCATGATCCCCATCACCACGAACGAAGCCCGGGCCCTGGCCCAGGCAGAGCTGCGACGCATCGCCGAACTAGAAGCGGCCGGCCTGCTGAACCGCATCCACAACTACGGCGCGCTGGGCCCGGTCCGGCGTCTGGCCATTGCTCGAGGTACCGCACCATGCAAGTGAAGGAACGACCGATCCTGTTCAGCGCGCCGATGGTGCGCGCCATTCTGGAGGGGCGGAAGACGGTGACGCGGCGCCCGTGCAAGCCGCAGCCAAGCCCCCATGCGCACACGAAATCTGCGGACGGCAACGCAATGGGCTCGTGGTGGGAAACCGCGAAGCAGATCCAGCGATGCCCCTACGGCCAGCCTGGCGACCGGCTGTGGGTGCGCGAGAGCTTCTGGCAGGCCGGAGATTGGATATCGACTTACCCCGAAGACGACGAAGGTCATTGGTCTGGCTCTCGCCGTGTCCATTACCGGGTGGATGGCGAGCCGCCGAACGAGCCGAACCATCATTACCCTAACGGGCTGCGCAATGGCTCCTTCTCTGCTGCCGATCCGCACAAAATCTGGCGCGCGCGTCCCAGCATCCACATGCCCCGCTGGGCCAGCCGCATCCTGCTGGAGATCACCGAGGTGCGCGTCGAGCGCCTGCAGGATATCAGCGAGGAGCAAGCCGAAGCAGAGGGCGTTGACTTCCTAAGGTCTATTCCCGACTGCGATGAAACGCTCACAGCCAGGCAGTTGTTCGAGTGCCTGTGGGATTCCATCAACGGCGCCAGCGCCTGGGACGCCAACCCCTGGGTGTGGGCAGTTTCGTTTCGGAGAGTGGAGGCTTAACACATCGCAAATTGTCGGGAAACCGACACTCATTCTCGAAAACACTGGTGCCTCAACAAGATTGAGGCAAAACCCATGCTGCACACTTTCGCAAGAGCTATCGTCGATACCGCTCCCATCCATAGCCGTAAATCGCTGAATAGATTCCTCCGTCGAGTTGACCGCTGGAGCAATCGGCTTTATCGCAAGGGTCTGATCGACTTGGCAGCGCGCCAAGACATCCGCCGGCATATTGCTGGTGCGATCATGCATCCAACTACCTAACCCCTTCCCCACCTATTGAGCCTGCCGGCGCCCGGCGGGCGGAGCTATGTCATGGCTTTACCCTATGAAAACGCCACCAGTGGCGATAAGGCGTTCGCAGAAATCCAGAAGATCCTCGGCAAGTTCGGATGTGACAACTACGGGATCATGCACAAGGCACGCGAGCAGATCACGCTGGTGCAGTTCGAGCATCGCGGTCGCGTCGTCCAACTGCCCGGGCACTGGGGAGGCTATGCCACGGCATGGCTTCGCGAACACCCGCACACAAGCCGTATGCGCTCAACGCCGGCCGAGCACAAGCAAAAAGCTGCCGATGTCGCCCAAGTCGCGGTGTGCTCGCTGTTGCGCGATTGGGTGAAGGCCCAGGTCATCGCGGTCGAGTGCGAGCTGATGACCTTCGAAGAAGTGTTCATGCCCCACATGCTGCTACCGGACGGCAGACGCATGGTCGAGGCTGCTCAGAAATTGCTACCAACCCCCGAATAACCCCGACCGCCGCCCCGGGCGGCCTGGAGAAGAACATGGAACCCGAAATCATCCACATCCCTGAGCTGGCCAAGCTGCTTGGCCGTAGCGAATCTTCCATCCGAAGCGCGCGCCAGGCCGGCGCCGCTTGGCTGCCGCCCTACTTCAAACAAGGGGCGCGCATCTGCTGGCGGCTCGACACCGTGCGGCGCTTTCTAAAGGAATGCGAGGAAGGGAAGCACGTCCCGGCGCGGCCTGGCCGCAAACGCCAGGCGCCGCCCACGCTGTCCAGGGTGGGCTAGCCCAGCTTGTCGGCCAAGTTATCCGGGCATAGATGCGTGTAGCGCTTGAGCATCGAAAGCGTCTTGTGCCCGGTGATACTCCCCACCTCCATGATGGATAGACCCTTCTCAAACAGGCGCGACGTGCCCTCATGGCGCAGGTCGTGAAAGTGCAGGTCGGTGACCTTGGCGTCGCGGCAGGCACGCAGGAAATACTGGCTAACCGAATGCGGGGCCAGCGAGAACACATTCCCATCGATGCGCGCAGGCAGCGCATCCAGCAAGGCCCTGGCTCTGGTGGACAGAGGCACCGAGCGGCGCGTGCCGTTCTTAGTCTCCTCGAGCACGGCATACTTGCCCTTCACATTCTCCCGGCGAAGCGTCAGGAGCTCCCCCCGGCGCATAGCCGTTTCGACCGCTATCTCAATGATGGCCGGCATCTCAGCGTGGATATCTCCCGCTGCTTTCAAAACAGCCTTCAACTCAGCAGCGCTCGGGCGCCGATCGCGCTCTTTGCTGTTCTTGGGCATCCGTAGCTTCATGACCGGATTGCTCAGCCCTTCTATGCCCCAATCCTTGATGGCCACCGTATAAAGGTGGCTGATCAAGGCCAGCGCCAGTCGGACGGTATTGCTCGACGCACCCTCCTTCAGCCGGGCATCCCGGTATTCGGCCAGGTCGGAGGATTTAAGCTCAGCCAGTGACTTCGAACCATACTTGCTGGCCGACCAAGTCTTGATTCTCGCATGCTCCTGACGCGCGCCCTTCTTCGCAGCGGACACTTCACGCTCATACCGTTCGAACGCTTGCGCTACTGTGGTGGACTCAGCCTCGCGGGTATCCACGAATCGCTTGCGCGACATGTCGCCCTCGATCTCTGCAGACCAGCGCTGAGCTTCTGCCTTGGTATCGAAGGACGCAGATAGGGAGGGGTAACCTTTCTTGCGGATTTTCGCCCGCCATGTGCCATTGGCACGCTGTTCAATAGTCGCCATGCTGCGGATTTTGACGACGGGCTGCGGGACAGGCAAGAAAACTCAGTGTCCCAAAATTGTCCCAAATGATCGGGCTGGGACAATCCGCAAGCACAAAGAAAAACCCCGCAAGCGCTAGCCTGCGGGGTTCTATGGGGTGGAGGCCGAGGTCGGAATCGAACCGGCGTAGACGGATTTGCAATCCGCTGCATAACCACTTTGCTACTCGGCCCCAAATTGAAAACCAGGCTAATGCACCTGACATTCAAGAAAAGTACCTGAGACTGGCTCCAACCTTCACTCTAACTTCTTGATAAACAAGGGTTTTGTTGGCCTGCCTCAGCAATGGACGCAATTCTGGACTGCTTACCGTGTGTTGTCAACCGCTTGGGGAAGAAATATTGCCATGCACCGCGATCTGCAGTGCGTGCATTGCGCTCCCTCCTCCGCCCGGCTCCGTTCCAGTGGTAATGGCATTGAAGATAAACGTTTTACCACTCGTCAGCACGTCACAAATAAACAGGAATCCTTGATCCCGTCGCTCCCTCTCATTCAATGCATCGCCTAGCGGCAAGGCTCACCGATGATAGAGACGAGGAATCGACCATGAATCACTCGAATCGAAGCAGTTTTCTCAAGGCGCTTGAAAAAGCCTGCGCCGCAGATCGCAAAAGCTGGCGCAACTGAGACAAGCCAAGCCGCCGATCGAAGCGGCATCGCACGGCCCATCGCCAACCTTCTTTATCCCGCTTACATGCGAAACCGCGAACGCTCGGGGCGGCAACCCACCGCCGCGCCTGGTGTTACACCGGTTATCAAAGCTCAGGATGTCACGACAATGAAAGAATATCCCCGCCCCCCGTTCAAGGTTCAGCCGCAACGCACACCCGGTGACCAGTACAAGATGAACCCAGTACCCGACTGCGGTGAAGAAAGTTACCGCGGGCATGGTCGGCTCGATGGAAAAGTCGCCTTGATTACCGGTGCCGACAGCGGTATCGGCAGGGCCGTGGCAATCGCCTTTGCCCGGGAAGGCGCTGACATTGCCCTGGCGTATCTGGACGAACACGAGGACGCCCGCGACACCGCCGCCTGGGTCGAACGCGCGGGCCGCCAATGCCTGCTGCTGCCCGGTGACCTGCAGCAACTCGATCAGTGCAAAAGCGTTGTCGACCTCACCGTCCAGCGCTTCGGCCGAATCGACGTGCTGGTCAACAACGCCGCCTTCCAGATGACCCACCCCACGCTGGAGAGCATTCCGGACGAGGAATGGACCCGCACCTTCGATATCAACATCACCGCCATGTTTCGCATCTGCCAGGCTGCAGTGCCCCACATGCCAAGCGGCGGGTCGATCATCAATACCAGCTCTGTGAATTCGGACATGCCACGCCCTGATCTGCTGCCCTATGCAAGCACCAAAGGCGCAATTGCGAACTTCAGTGCAGGGCTGGCCCAGTTGCTCGGCAAACGCGGCATCCGCGTGAACAGCGTTGCCCCAGGCCCGATCTGGACCCCCCTGATCATCGCCACCATGCCCGCTGAATCGGTGGAGTCTTTCGGTGCCGAGACGCCGCTGGGCCGGCCAGGCCAGCCGGTCGAGCTGGCGCCGGTCTACGTGCTGCTCGCCTCTGACGAGGGCAGTTACCTCTCCGGTGAACGCTTCGGCGTCACAGGCGGCAGGCCGATTCTCTGATCTTGCTATTTCCCTCACATTTCAATGGAGCACCGCCATGAAAGCCATCGTCTATAACGGCCCAAAAGACGTCAGCGTACAGAATGTACCGGATGCCCGGATCGAAAAACCGACCGACGTGCTGGTCCGCATCACCACCACCAATATCTGCGGCTCTGACCTGCACATGTATGAGGGCCGCACCTCGTTCGAAACCGGCCGGGTATTCGGCCACGAGAACCTCGGTGAGGTGATCGAAGTGGGCAGCGCAGTGGACCGGGTCAAGGTTGGCGACCGGGTGTGCCTGCCCTTCAACATCGGCTGCGGCTTCTGCGAGAACTGCGAGCGCGGCCTTACTGGCTTCTGCCTTACGGCCAACCCCGGTAGCGCAGGCGCCGCCTATGGCTTCGCAGAGATGGGCCCCTACCAAGGCGGCCAGGCCGAGCTGCTGCGCGTGCCTTATGCCGACTTCAATTGCCTGGTGTTACCGGAAGACGCACAGGAGCGTGAAGACGATTACGTCATGCTCTCTGACATTTTCCCTACCGGTTGGCATGCCACCGAGCTCGCCGGCCTTTTACCGGGTGAAAGTATCGCCATCTACGGGGCCGGCCCGGTTGGCCTGATGGCAGCACACTCGGCAATGATCAAGGGCGCATCACAGGTATTTGTTGTGGACAGCCACCCTGACCGGCTGGCCTTGGCTGCGCGCATGGGCGCGACACCGATCAATGCAATGGAGCAGGAAGCGGTCGAGCAAATCATGAACCACACCAACGGCCGGGGCACCGATCGGGGCTGCGAATGCGTGGGCTATCAATGTTGCGACCGCCACGGCCATGAAGCCAATCACCTGACCATGAACAACCTGGTCGCCTCGACCAAGGCAACCGGTGGCATCGGTGTGGTCGGTGTGTTCGTGCCGCAAGACCCTGGTGCCAGTGACCCGTTGGCCAAAGAGGGCAAGATGGCCTTCGATTTCGGCTCGTTCTGGTTCAAAGGCCAGCAGATCAGAACCGGCCAGGCCAATGTGAAGGTCTATAATCGCAGGCTGGCTGAGTTGATTCACCACGGCCGCGCTCAACCGTCTCAGATCATCTCCCATCGCCTGAAACTCGACGAGGGCCCCGCGGCCTATCGCCATTTCGATGAGCGTGACCAAGGCTGGACCAAGGTAGTGCTCAAGCCAGCTGCCTGA